CTAATAGTATAAAGAATATAGCGTAAATGGGTGGTGGTCTTCTTCAATTAGTAGCTTACGGAGCACAGGATGTTTATTTAACTGGTAATCCTCAAATTACCTTCTTCAAGGTTGTCTATCGCCGTCACACGAACTTCGCAATTGAGGCAATTGGTCAAACCTTCAACGGAACCCCCGGATATGGTAATCGTGTAACTTGCCAAATATCTCGCAATGGCGATTTAGTTCATCGTATGTATCTTTCCCTTAAAGTTCCCGATAATAAACCATTATGTGCCTTCTATGGTCAACGTGTTATCAACTATGTAGAAATTGAAATCGGTGGTCAAAAGATAGACAAACATTACTCGCATTGGTTATACGTGTGGAACGAACTTTCACTCCCTGTGTCAAAGCGCGACGGTTATAATAAGATGGTTGGACAATCCGGTGGAAATCTCAAGGATAAAACCCTTTATATCCCCCTGGAATTCTGGTTCTGTCGCAATGTCGGTCTCGCCCTTCCTTTAATCGCTCTTCAATACCACGAAGTTAAAATCAATATTCAATTTGAGACTGCCGCATTATGCCAAGGATCTGGAACTGAGCTTAACGCATTCCCTACCGCAACCCTATGGGTTGATTATGTATTCCTTGACACCGATGAACGCCGGCGATTCGCCCAACTGTCCCACGAGTATTTAATTGAGCAACTTCAATTCACCGGTTCCGAATCTGTTTCATCTACCAAGTTAAACTCAAAACTTTCCTTCAATCACCCATGCAAGGAACTTATATGGTTCGCGAACAAGAAGGCTGACGTTACCGATCAAGCACGTACTAACAATAATTGGTTCAATTACACCACCGCACATAACGTAATCAATACCCTTCCTTATAATTATAACGAGAACAAACTACAGAATAACGCGATCGCTTCTTTAAATACTATCGCTTCCGCCAAACTCATATTAAATGGCAATGATCGTTTCTCAGGTCGCCCCGGTTCATACTTCAATCTTATACAACCCTTCCAACATCACGAGAATATCCCAGCGAACGCAGGCATCAACGTATATTCATTCGCCCTTAAACCCGAGGAGCATCAACCTAGTGGAACCCTCAATATGTCCCGTATTGACACTGCTACTCTTTCCCTTGACTTCCAGTCTGGTTTAACTGAGAACACCACTTTAAATGTGTATGCGATCAACTACAACGTTCTCCGTATCCTCTCAGGTATGGGTGGTCTCGCCTATTCCAATTAAAGATTATGTCAATAATGTGTTCATATTATTTATAATCTATAATATAGAAACGAATGTATTAATGCCCTTTTTTTTTTCTCCTCTAATAGTATAAAGAATATAGCGTAAATGGGTGGTGGTCTTCTTCAATTAGTAGCTTACGGAGCACAGGATGTTTATTTAACCGGTAATCCTCAAATTACCTTCTTCAAAGTTGTCTATCGTCGTCATACGAACTTTGCTATCGAAGCGATCGAGCAAACCCCTACTGGCAGTAATTCTCTCGGTTCTCGTGTGAGTTTCCAAATCACCCGTAACGGTGATTTAATCCATCGTGTCTATTTCTACGGTGTAATTACTGCTTCCCCCACTACTAACTCAACACTTGCGGATGCTGTTGCCCTTGTTCCTAACTTTGGTCATAAACTATTAAAAACGATTGAACTTGAGATTGGCGGACAACGTATCGACAAGCATTACTCCGAGTGGTTATACATCTGGAACGAACTCTCCCTTCCGATCGGAAAACGCAACGGATACAATACGATGGTTGGCGCAAACGCCCGAAATGTATCCACCAAACTTGGACAAGGTCAAAGCTACGAACTGTATGTTCCTCTGGAGTTCTGGTTCTGTCGTAACGTCGGTCTCGCCCTTCCTTTAATCGCTCTTCAATACCACGAAGTTAAAATCAACATTGAATATGAAAGCGAAGCATTAATGAAGGATGATAAATCAACTAACTTCACATTTGAGGAAGAAAACAAAGCAGCTGCTAACTCTGTTCCTGTCGCGAATAGTGCTCTTACTGGCAACTTAACTCTTAAATTAGAAAAAGCGACTCTATGGGTTGATTACATCTTCCTTGATACCGATGAGCGCCGCCGATTCGCCCAACTGTCACACGAGTATTTAATTGAACAACTTCAATTCACCGGCGCTGACTCTATCACTTCTTCTGGCGAATCAATGAAGAGTATCCGTATGAACTTCAATCACCCCTGTAAGGAACTTGTATGGACTGTAAAGAATACTAGTGCTGGTGTATATTGGAACAATTACTCCACAGCAGGAGGTGGTGCAACGCGCACCAACGATCATCTTGATTCTACCAACCCTGTCACGAGCGCAAAGATAATGCTTAACGGCAATGATCGCTTCGCAACTCGCAAGGGAGATTATTTCTCACTTGTCCAACCTTACCAGCACCACGAAAATACCCCCGACAAGTTCCACCAAGGTATCAACGTGTATTCCTTCGCCCTTAAACCCGAAGAGCATCAACCCAGTGGAACCCTAAATATGTCCCGTATTGATACCGCGGTGCTATCGCTGTCTTCCCAGACGACCGGCGTCATCAGCATATATGCGGTCAATTACAACGTCCTTCGTATCCTCTCCGGTATGGGCGGTCTTGCCTATTCCAATTAATTTGTTAGACATAGATCATTCCCTTCTTTTTTATGTATTTTCCATAATAAAAATAAAAATAATTTATAAGCTTGTATTATATATTTGATATGTGTTCGTAGATATAACTCTTCTGGTCGTTTATGATTAAAGCAGGGTCATTTGTGCCATATAAATCAAACAGTCTTTGTAATGCGTTTGTCAACCCCCTCTCTAATTTCGTTTTGTCCTTGCTCTCTAAGCTCTTTTTCAATTCTTCTAATTTATTTAAAAACAAGGCGTATGATTTTATCATAAATATGTCGTCTATATTACTGATATCATTCTTGCTAAATAACCTTTCGTATTTGTCCATATTCATCGTGCATATTTTAATATATTTATTCAATAACAACATAATTGCATCAAGATTATCCTCGTATAATAAAACTGTCTTCAATATCTTCAATGACATAATTAAATCAACTTTTGTCCCTTCTTTGGCAATTAAAATTACATTTATCTGTTTTATTATAAGGGTTTTTAAATTGTCTAAATTAATATACTCATCATATGTTACTATTTTTTCTACGAAGATGTCTATTATTCCTTGATATTCTGCGTTACTAACACTATCAATCTGTTGATTATTATTAAATGCGGTAAGTTCAAAAATATTTAACTCATATTTTATAGCAATATTTCTAAACTTATCATATATATCAAATACCTTCTTATTATCCTTAATATGTTTTCCAATATCTTCATTGATACCTACGTTTTTCTCTATAACTTTTATTAGTTCGTCCAAACTCCTTCGTATTGTCGTTCTAGTCGTTATATATCCATCTATTTTGCTTACATATCCAGCATATTCTATATCTTTTATAACTTCTTCTATCTTTTCCTTAATATCTTTGAAATTATAATAATTTACCAGATCATTTAAAAAACTCTCTCCAATAGGACACTTCACATCTTCTATTGCGTATTCAAACCTATCGTATATTGGTAGCGAAAAATCATGATATTCTTTCACTTCGTCCAATAATCCCATCATTTCTTCGTATTTGAAGCATTGTATTTTTTCATAATTATCCCCCTTGATGTATTGTAAAGATATATAGCGCGAGTTATCCATTCATCTAAAATAATTAGAGATATATATATTCTAGAATTTCGTCGCGATTATACTCGTAAATAACCAAATGAACATCGTGAACAGCGTCAGCGTCTTTGAAAGTTGTTTTCGTTCTTCATAGTTTAATATTTTAACGTTCGTGACTGTATCGTCTTCGTCATTCGCTTCATCCTTGAAATCCGGTTTCTTCTTGATATTCAATATGATCGGTATGACGATCAATAATAGTATGAGCGATGTATGGATTAACAACCGCGAGATACCATTTGTTCCCATATAAAAATAGTAAAACAGCGAGCGGATGCTATTGATAATCCCATTGAAATTCATGTATTTAACATCATAACCATTATCTATATTAATGAATAACACTACAAACCAAAACAATATGATATATATGATCGCATAATATATGAATCCTTCGTAAAACGATTTTATAATATCAATATCAACGCACCATTGCACCATAAGGATCGTGATATACCTTATAAAAAAGGTGGCAATAATAAATACGATTCGGTCATCTAGAGTAATCTCCAACTCTTCCAAAGGATTCATTGGATCATTCTCAAAATCCTTGATTTTTTTTGTAATATTCTCTCTATTATCCTCCCTGTCCTCTATAGATAAGGCATTATATATATCTATATCATTCGATAATTGATCAATCTTGTTATCTGTCTTAATACGAACCAATTTGCCCTTGTTAAGATCATTCACGTCTCTGAACCCTTGTTGTATGACTGGGGAGATATTACGATAACTTTGCTTTTCTAAATATTTTGCTTTCAATGTATCGTCACTATATTTCTCTTCTGTTTTCGCACCACCTACAACAGCAACACCACCAGGAGCAGCACCAGAAGCAACACCAGGAGCAACACCAGGAGCAGCACCAGGAGCAGCACCAGGAGCAACACCAGGAGCAACACCAGGAGCAACACCAGGAGCAGCACCAGGAGCAACACCAGGAGCAGCACCATGAACAGCACCATGAACAGCACCAGGATGAGGAGCGGCAGGAGCCATTGGTTTCACCAATTCTTCTTTCAATGCTTCTTTTTGCGCTTCTTTTTTTGCTTCTTTTCGTGCTGCTTTCAATATATTATCATCATTAGACTCAGGTTCATATTGATTGTCATATTTTTGTTGCTTTACCAATTTATTAGAATTTTCTACTTCTTTAGCGATATCACATGCTTCTATTTTTAAATTTTCCGCATCTTGGTATAATTTTTTTGTGATTTCTGCTCCTGACTGACTCGCATTATTTGAGACTTTTTTCGCTTTACTTGCGTAGGTTTCTACTTTCCTTTGGAAAATTTTTAAATTTGATAAAGAATTATCAACTTCCTTAAATAGGTGTCTTACTTTTTTTACGATATTCGCATAAATTTTTTTTTTTAATTCTGCATTTTTTTTATTATTTTTTAATATATCTATGTTTTTTCCTTTTTTTAATATAGGATCATTTATAACATTATCTATAATATTTTTCGCATTTTGTATTTCTCCCCCCTCTTCTCCTTCTTCCTCTTCTTCTTCCTCTTCTTCTTCCTCTTCTTCTTCCTCTTCTTCTTCCTCTTTTTGTATTTTTGTTCCTATATCTACAGCGGAGTTTACAGCTGACTCTAAATCTTTTATATAAGGGTGTTCTATTGCTCTTCCTATATCTACGGCGGAGTTTACAGCTGACTCTAAATCTTGTAATTTTGCAGCGGAGTTTGCTGCTGACTCTAAATCTGTTTTATATTTTGCGACTTGTGATTTTACAGAAGTCAAGTTAACTTCCTTTTTTTTTATTCGTCCACGTCTATGTTCATCTATTATATCAGCAGCTTTTTTTGCTTTTTCGCGTGTTTTTGGATATAATGAAGCTAAATCTGCGTTTGTTTTCTCTAAATTTTGTTCTGCTAATTCTTTATTAAGTTCGGAAATACACATATATTCTCTGAATTTAGTTTTGATTAACTCAGCATTTGTGGATAAACTCTTCATGTCTTCCGCTAAACCACGTGTTAAATCGGAATATTTAGTTGCTTCTTTTTTAAATGTATGTTCTACAAATTCCTTTTTATAATCATGCGCAATCACAATAACTTGTGTTTTTAAACTTCCTTGAGCGTCAGTTTCCCCCTTGCTTTCTTTCTTTTCTTTTAAATTCTTTCTTGCTTTTTTTACTTCTTTTCTTGCTAAATTAATAATATCTCCTATCAATTTCAATATATTTTGTGTTAGTCTATTGCTTTTATTTTCATTTTCACTTTTATATTTATTAATAAACTCCGCAGTAATTTCTCTTGTTATTTCGGTCCCCCCTCCTAATTTAATTGTACTATATGATTCAATCTTTTCAAAGGTATCTATGCTCTCATCGAATGTATCTATACCTTGTTTGTTTATATCATAATCAATAAATTTGTTATATGCTTCTTTAAATTCTTCTGTTATGCGTTTTTTTTCTTCTAAATCTTTCGCAAATGCATTGGTCACTACATGGTTTTCATTATTTTGTAATTTTTCATTTTTTGACTTTGGATTTATTAAATTTTTTATTTCATTAATTAATTCGTCTATTTTTAATAGCAACTCAGAATTTGCACCTCCTCCTACAGTTTTTCCGTTCACACTATTAATTTTATTTACATAATCGTTGATTTCTCGTATTATTTTCCTCTCCTTTACTCTTAAACTCTTGACGCTATTATATTTATTTAATACATTCTTCAATGTATCCCTGTCATTATCAAACGTTTTTAATAGGGTCGTATAATATTCAAAACGTTTTGCGTCAAAGTTCTGTAAATCAAAATCGCTTATTAAATCCGTATTCAACTTAACATTTTCGCCCACATTATCACTTGAAGTGTTAAATAGCATATTATATGCGTATATGGATTGTAATGCTTCTTTATTCATTATTTATACCTTCCTTAATCGTATTATAGATAATAAAATTAGTCTAAATTAAGGATATAGATCATCTTCGATATAATCGCAATTAGCACGACTAGAATCGTGATACCTACTAGAATATAGGAATACACATCACGATAATAATAATACATTACAAAGAGCATCAATATAATAATAAAAAACCAAAACACGCAAACGCTCGTAGTCATCCTGTATGTGTTATACGCGTTGAAAATCGCTTTCGGGTTGCTCAGTTTTTTGTCTAGGCAATACGTCAAATACTTCTTTAAATCATCGCCATCTATGTATTTCGTTTCGTTTCCCTTTATTTTCTTGAGTGTTGGATCATAATCTACGAATATCTTCTTATAGTCGTCGTCTGTAAAGCTCTCTCCTTTTGTTAATCTATCCAAGTTCATATCAAACTTCTTATAGTTGAATGGTATATAGGATGCTGGCATTAATTCCAATGGCAATATTCCAAATATGTTAAAATACCTTCCGTTATCACTGCTACTGATTGGTTTGCTTGTTCTCACGGTATATGCTTGGAAGAATTTGCCATACAAGATTCGCATTCGGTCAGTGATCTCGTCGTCCATCTTGGTGTTTTCTGGATATCTAAGCATATACGTATCCTTGTGTAAAAACTCGCGCATTTTCTTGGCGAGATCATAACAACATTCACTGCGGTTAGGTTTCTGTGCTTTATCAGAATCTAAATTAAAGTTCACTGGTGTATCTTCACATTCAGTTATTACACAAAGATCTTCTCTTGTTTCTTCAGGGGTTTTTGTCATACTGTATTTAATAGTTTAAAAGATTATTTAATCTTGAAAAAGATGGTTCCCGTAATATATAATAATAAGATGAGCATATTTATAAAATATGTAGATTCAAAAGATGTCGTTGATATCTCGTGTGCCTTCATTAAAATAGCATCTTCATTTTCATACTGTTTTTCAGGCTCAATATCGTTTATTCTGTCACGGAATAAATATCGCGCCTCTTTGATATCGTTCGCGATTGTGGTTTTGTTATCGTTATTCAGCGTATTATTAATACTCTTGATGATATTCAGCAAGTAATTATTATTTTTATTTGAGGATAGGATGACATACTTTGTATCTAAATAATTATACATATAGGTTAGTGTGTAATATTTTGAATCTGTTATTAAAAGAGTTTTTCCAAAAGTATCGTCAATTTTAAAAGTATCCGCATACGATACATTTGAAATCAATCTATACAATCCAAGTGTTTGAAGTATATATATATTTTTTTTATTCTCGTCTACTTTCTCTTGTGTTTTTGAAGCTGTAACCAACTCAGCATTATAAGATATCCTGTTATAATTTATATGTCCCATAATTAATAAATATTTTGCGATTATTTTAATCATATTTTTATCTTGGATATCTTTATTTTGGTTTGTAGAGTCTTCGTTCGTTATATCCTTTAAAATACCGGTCATATTCGCAGAATTACTAGTATCTGTAATTTGTAATTTTGTTGATAATATATCATCGAAATTGTATACATTTGTTCCTACAAAGGTATCGCGTACTGCTTTTGTTTTTAATACGAGTATAAACTTATGTGGTATGAGTTTGTTTTTTCCTTTATAAAATTTAAAATTATTATAGGATTCTATAGATATAGGTGACGACACATCGCGATTAAACTTCTCTTCATCAAATAGTTCAATACATTTTTTAATAATACAGTAAATCTTTAGAATGAGGGGTCTTGTAATATTCCCTTTAAAGTATGTGTCAATATGCTCTCTAGTTGTCAGCACAGTATTGTTTGTGAAAATATTTGAAAATACTGCGTATATATTATTAACTTCTTCGATATCATATTTCTCCTTATATAGATTGCTAAACCTCGTTTTGTAATATTCTCTATATTGATTATCGTTACTTAGGATACTACTATTCATATCCGCGAATTTCAACCCATTTGATTTATTGATAGCAGTATAATTCTTATCATCTTCTTTGTTGTTAATGTTAATACTATTCACAGTAGCATCATCCGACAAGTTTATATTACCGCTCAATATAGAATAGAATACGTTGGTGATAATATAGTGATGTGTGTAATTTTTATTACCCCCGGTGATCTTGTTATCATACATTCGTATATAAGGAGAGACGATCGTATTCAATTTATTTAAAGCTCTTTTATAACTGCAATCCAGGCACTTATAGATAACATTCTTATTAAAGTTCGTATTAAAGCGGATAAATACGATTATATAGGTGATAAATACAACAAGTGCGATGAAAGGGAACAATATTTCATATATAGTTTCAATTTTGATGCTGATACCATTTGTAAAATTAGAAGTAAAATAGAAGATTATCATCAAAAATATAATTATTATTATGAATGATGCAACAAATAAATTAAATCTATATAGATTTACCCCCATTAAAAAACTTAGGTTATTAGGCACAAAATATGAATATATATCTAAAAATTCACCTGACAAATTACCATCCGTATCTTTCATATCCCAGTATTTTTCATAGAATACATTCGCATTATCATATGAAATGTCTGCGGTATATTCATAATCTGTATTTTTGTCATTGCTATTCAATGTGTGTTCGTTCAATGAATAATTGTAATCTTTTGGTATAGATACCTTCTCATCAAAAATCAAGGATAATGTGGAACTATACTCTGGATCATTCGTTATACTGACATCACTCATATTTATTGTATTTTTGAGTTTTTGTATATAAACATCATCTTTTATTGATTTTTTTTCATTGTATTTATAAGAACCTTCATCCCTTGAATAAAGAATTATCTTTGATAATTCTTCGAAAGCTATATAAATATCTAAACCAGAAGATATATCATTAAATTCATATTTTGAATCATTAAAAACACCACCGATAATAGTGTTACCACCTTTAATCGTAATATTATCTAAATTAGCACCATTTATTAACTTGTTGTCATTATCAAATATAGTTGCATCCGTATTAATCACATTAATATCTCTTTTTTTTATTTCTTTAATATATTTTATAATATTTTCTTTATTAGTTTTGTCATTTTGAAATTTAACTACTTTAAAGTATTCTTTTTTGATTTTTTGGTAATCAGGTAATGCTGATTCATCAACATCCATAATTCGTGGCGTACATCTATAGTTCACATGATTATTTAAAGAATTTCTAAGTGAATAACTCAAAGGTTTTGTCTTCAAGATCGGCGTTGTGTTCTTTCGGAAGGTCATCACGATATTCATTAAATTAAACACAAGAGTAATAGATATAAAGAAACAAGTTAATTTAATGAATTCAATAAATAACTCTCCTTTATTATTCAATAGTATTCTAATCGCATCTATCAACCAATCCCAATTCCTAAAATTCCAATTCCATATATTATACCAATCCCAAAACCAAAAATACAAAGACCAAGATTCAGGAACATTCATTTTACCTTTAGTATATAATACCTGAATTACTAATAATACGATGATGAAAACTATTAGCGTGACTATTAACGCAATAGCATCACGATGTGCGTTTTGCCCGGTTGAATATACATTTTTATAATAATTTTTGTATCCTTGTTCATCATTTGGCACATACCTTACACCAATGATAATTATTAATATAATAAAGAAGGACAGAGTGATTGTTCTACTGGTTTTGGGATTATCTTTGAAATTGATAAGCATACGATAATAATAAATAAAGATCATTATAGAGATTATGAATACGAAAATAGTATAGGTCTTTGAATTGAATACATCGTTGGGCATTAACAAATTATAACTGTTTTTCGCGATTTGATATCGGTCAGTCTCAGCTTCGCAATAGATACCATTACATTTCTCATCCATTGTGATTCTCGCCAAATCCTTTATATAGTTGAAATTAAAGATGAACATACTGATATTACGCATCTCATTTAAATAGATGATAATCATCATCGTTATTATGGTTAGGTTTATAGTTGAAGCGAATGCCATTTTGAATTACTTTTACTTTAACTTTAAACCTTAGAAAGAAAAAAAGATAGTAGATGCCGATCTATTGCAAAGTATTGTATATATTATATACAGCAACGCTAAATATAATGATCGCAATAATCGTTCCTAATAAATATATGTAGTTCCCTTTGAGCGATATGGATAGAATATAGATCGGGACAATTAAAAAGAACGCGTAAGCATATATAAAGCGAAATATGTCAGCGACCTTGTTCTTCACTTTGTTCTTCGCCTCGTCACTGTTATAATACGCGAGACGATTAATATTATGTAATCGTATGAGATGATCATCATTTGTAGCATATATATTTAATTTATCCGTCTTCTTCTTGATACCTTGTGCGTTTGAAAGTTCATACATCGCATCCTTCTTATTAATCGCTACGTGTTCCACACCATTTATTTTATTCTTAGAATATTTTTTCAATATTTCTATAATAACCTTGTTATCAGGTTCATTTATTTTATTTTCCTTTAAAAGGATGTCCAGTTCTTTCATTAACATTATATATTCATAGGTTTCAGTGTCATCCTTGTATATCTCGGTAATTTTCTTAGATATTATAGAGAAAAAGGTTACAAACAGTAGTATATAGACAATCAGTGCATATATGCTGTATCGCAAGAAATCGTTGATATTTTCGTCGTCACCCGAAACACATATTTTCAAATCATCCCCAGCAGCATATATAAATATGTAAATAAACAAATACACAATTAACACAATTAACAATGTAAAAAACCCACTAGACATATCTTGGTAATGCCTGTATAAATATAGTTTTGATTTATCTGATTGCTTCATAATTATAGCATCTTCGTCTAATTTTATGTAATCATATCCCGTACTATTACTATTCGCGTCATTTTCACTGAACGCTCTTGAGTTTTCAGTTTCAGTTTTTTTTAAAAAAAACCCATCTATATTCTCAAAATTATACAGATAGTTTACCATATTCCACATATACGTATCTTTCACATCCAGATCATTAACCAAATCAGCATCATTGTTCAAGCAGTATTTATTAAAGGTTTCAATCGTCTCATACAAGTCGCTATGATATTTCAATTCAATTACCGGTATCATTGATAATACCACGAGGAATATTAATAGTATCAAAAATACTTCTAATGCTGGATTACGAAACATTTAAATCTAATTATATACGGGATATTTAATATCCGTGTTATAATACAAGAATTTTGAAGGTGACGAAAAATCATACGCGTTTTCGTCTGCGAAGCTGCTACTGCCGCTACCATCGCCATCACCATCGCCTCGTCCAAGCGTTTTAACCTGCTTTAATACGTAATCATTCCCCGATAAAAGTCCAGATGCCATATTAAAGTATTTGCCAAACGAATTGAAATTAAATTGACATGATAGTTGATTACACTTTTTCACTGGAAACACATCTTTAATTACCGTCGTCAATTTCCCGAACTCATAGGTTTCAATCGCCATCCTATTCTATATTCTATATCTATTATTATAGAATATAGAATATCTATCTATTTGCTTTCATACGATTTAAGTGAGTTTGCATTTCTATATCATAGGAATCGCAAACATCCCTTATATTCGCCCATTTATCCTTTTCCGCGTCTGTTTCATGCACCTTCGGTTCCTCTATATTCCATAAATCAATCAAAGTGTCTATCACATTTTCATTATTCTTTTTAAATATAATTTCAACATTCTCTCTCGTTATATGTTCAGGTGATTGTTTCATAACTTCATCCATCTTTCTCTACTCCTTTAAACTACTTTATATTTATATATTTATTCTTATTATTTTTATTAAAGTTTTCGCCAATTTCATATGCGATCTTTTCGTAAGGATGTTCAGCAGCATAGTTCCTTTGTATCACATCATTAATACTATTCGGTTTGTCATTACGATACAGACATACCATCACATTCTCAATATCATACGCGTCGGCATCTTTTCCAGTTTCCGGATAATAATAAATCTTGTTGTTTGTGTCCGGGTTTGAGCGGATATACTTCGCTTGTTTAAATACACGTTTGTCCAATTCTTTTAACCCCATCTCTTTTATGATGGTGTCAAATATTGCCGGGTTATATCGTTGATAGATATGGATCTTCTCGTGTATTAGGGTATTTGTCAAGTTCAATGCGTCATATTTTAAAACATTTTTTGATAATAAGATAATGTCTTCTCGTGTATGCGGTAATCCCTGTTCGTTTTCTTTTATTACATCAAGTTCATACTTCGTATAGGTGTTTGCGAAGATCCACTTAATATCCGCAATCGCACCACCGTTGAGATGTTTCCCATATTCAAGTTCACTAAATACCTCGTTTCTTAAATAGATGTCAGCGTCCTTCACACACTGACGCAATAAGTCTTTTTCATCATCTGTAAAAGATATTGCGGTATCCTTTATCTTGTTGATATATTCCGCAGGTGTTTTGACATTACGCGCGTGTAAATCCAATGGGGACATATTGCGAACATAACGATCCCTATCTTCCGCAAAAAAATGGGCGGTTTCATTAGATGTCATAAAATGGACGTGTGGTTCTGTGTTATTACTATTATTACTATTGTATAGGTAGGCGTTTGCGTAAGAATACATCGCGATTATTGTTGCGATTACTGCGGCGAACGCGAGGACTACCACAAGAACCGCGAATATATACATCTTATTTATTACTTGATAATGTTTTATTTTTTATTTTTTTTTTATAACAAGCAATAGAACGATCCTTGCTTGTTATAAACCCATTTTGGTTTTGTTTACATACTTTCGTTTTCACTGAAGTTGCTGAACTATCTATTGTGAAAGCGACCCTTTCTGTCTTGCTATGATATGCTATATTTTTATCTGTATTTGTAACTACATACGAGTATGTATATGCTTTCTTATGCTTATCACTGTTACCGGCACTTATAATCTGTGTATAACTTATAGTGATATTCGCCGTATTCTCTGTGTTTATTGTCACATACCCATATGAATTTAATGCGTATGCTTGAATATTAAATTTGTCATCGCAGCATTTCACTTTATATGAGGAATCGCTATATTCTCTTGTTAATACGTCAGGATCAGCACCACCTGTGCCCGCGGTTATTTGGATGACCACTTTGTCTTCGTGTACAATCCTCATTATGCTAAAATTATGCGTATCCGCGCATAAATAGATGATGTTATTTTTCACGAATATGTCAAAGAGTTTCAATATCATATTGACTTTGTGTGGATGGATCGTATCATTTTTGAAACCAAATAAAGGAATATGTCCCATTACAAATATTTGCTCCTTACGCTTATTTAGTAGAACGCGACCTATAACCGCCCTTATGCTTCTCAAATATTTAATACCAGTATCATAATTGTCAAACCGATTGGTATTGATGATAATAACAATATTACCTTTATTATAACGAACGCCTATATTATCCACATATATATATACGCCGTTCTCGCATAGATAATTATCGGCGAATTGATTCGTAATTGCTAACATATTCAAATATTCTAATGTAGGTTGAAACATTGTATGTGACCTCCCGTCCTTTAGTTCTTTTAAATAATGTTTCTGGGTGTTGATATTACAATCTTTCTTCAATATATTATCCTTGTCTTCGTCGTCCTTGTCTTCGTCGTGATTACCTACCGCAATATATACGTCCTTTTTCATCGCGTATAATTTAGCATATCCGGTGATCAATACATCCGTCAAATAAACTTTAAAATTTTCGCGGTTAACTTCCATTGTATTTTGATACCAATTATCACCTGCGATATATAATTGCTTAATATCCTTCTCATTATCGCGAATATAATCCAGAACAATATCGCGATAAATGTATTCTTTTTTACAATCTATATTATTCCAGCACCCGAAGAATATAAACTTGGTATACTGACTGTCCGTTTTACTACTATTACTACACGCGTCAGCGACTGTAAATCCCTCGCTTTTTGCTTTCGCAACGCGATAATGAATATCAGCATCCCTCGCAGTATTCATAGTCTTCACAGTATTCACAGTATTCATAGTCTTCGCAGTCTTCGCACTTCTCGCAAGACGCATTTATAATACCTCTCTTATACATAAATTAGAAATTTAGAAAATTAATTATACAATGAATGTATCACGTCTCTTCGTATATTGTGTGTGTCTGCGCTTCCGCAGTATTTATCATAAAACTTGACATTAATATCGTAGGGTAACACAACAGATACATTGTCGGTTGATACATACCGCATCATATTAACCCACGATATCGTATTGTTGATCGCTCGCTTTAAATTGCGAACACCTTCCTCGCTTTCAATCGTCTCTATAATATGCGTCAACACATCATCGCTGAATAGTATATCCCCCTTTTTCAGGTTATATTGTAGCAGTATCTCCGGTATGATATAGTCTTTCGCCAACACGAGTTTTTCTTGGTTATTGTATCCTTTAACATTAATAACAATCATACGGTCTTTTAAAATCGGGTTGATAAGACTCTCGTCATTAAAGGTAAATACGATCATTGAACGCGATATGTCCAGATCTATTTCTTCAAAATATCGGTCTGTAAATCTATCATTCTGAACAGGATCCGTAATATGAATTAACGTATTGATAATCTCTTGTCCTTTGTTTGTATTGGATACCTTGTCCAATTCGTCAAATAATAAAAGCGGGTTCATAATACCCGTCTTTATGAGCGATTCGCATATCTTCCCGTATGTAGCGCCCTCATACGTATACGAGTGTCCTCGTAAAAAGGACGAATCGTCCGTCCCGCTCAACGATATAAACGCACTCGGGTAATTGAGCGCATTACATATACCCTCCTTAATCAATTTCGTTTTGCCTATTCCAGCAGCACCTTGGATCCCTATAATATACCCATTTGCTTTTGGAAACGATATCAACTGTGCCAATACACGGACGATCTGCTCCTTCGCCTCCTTGTGTCCGTATATTTGCTCATTCATTCGCGCGCGAATATTACTTAAAAATAAGCAGATCGCGTCGTTCCCGTCCGTATTCTTTACAGGAATGTTATAATATCGGTTAAAAGGAACTTCGTTCAATACACCCAACCAATTATTTATTTTGTGATATTCACCAGAAGTGCTTGACATCCTGTTTAAACATTCTAATTTAAAAAGAATACTCCGTTTGGTTCGTTCATTCATTTCTAAATTTAATATCTTGAATCGCATCGGAACACGAAGAACCTTCTTATTCGCCTCTAATTTATCCTCCAAAATACTTACTACGCCCTTCTCCTTCTTTGTCAAAGAATCAAAGTAGTTCTTCTCGTCATTATTATATTTCTTATAAAAATTATATTTTATTTTCTGAATACCTTTCTTTTGTTTCCGCGGAACCCTCTTTAATATTAAAAATACACCTTGCTTACGCCGTGTATCTCGTTCCATTTTTTCCTCTTCATCGTGCTTATTAAAAAATCCTCCCGATGGCAACGAACTAACTTCATCTTCATGATCCCCTCCATCTTCTTCTTCTTCATCTTCTTCTTCATCTTCTTCTTCATCTTCTTCATCATCCTCTTCTCCACAATCGCTATATTCTTCATCGTCTTCCTCGTCAGCGCCTGCGTCCGCCTTCTTATTTCCTTTCTTTATAGTCATTTAAAATATATAAGTTATAACTTTTTATATAATTTATAAAAAATAATGTTTTGACTAGAATCGCTTTGAAAATTCAGGACCCCAATATATACTCTTGAAGACTGTTTTCACACGTCTATTCGCAGTGATGTAATAATAAGATAGTATGATTATGAAGATGATCAAGCATACAAATATCATTAGCGATAAATATTTGTCGTCAGTAAGATAGTTAATATACATATTATATAATCCTACGAATATGATTGCGGATATTAAAATCGTATTTAAATATAACTTGCTATTTTCTACCTCATATTTGATAGAGTTAATGTTGTTATTATTTTGAGATGTGCTGTAATCAAGTCTCTTCTTTGTAAATTCCTTGTTTTCCTTATCATTCTTTATGACCTCGCTAATCTCCTTGTAAAATTCAAAATTTTCGGAAGCTGGAAGCGTAATAATTAGTTTTTCAAAATAACTGATGAACCGAGCATTTAATTTTTTAATTTCATTATTTAATTTAGCGACCTTTTTAGTGGTATATGCTGCTGTATCACTATTACTACCTTCACCAGTAGTGGCAACAAACCCATCATATGACAACGCAAACAATAAATCACTAGAATTAGCGAACGTTTCCACGTATGTCATATTGGATATAAAGTATATTACAAATAATAATATTATAACACCCAAGCAAGACAGAGAAACTGTTTTCACAATCTGTTTATCTACTTTGACAACATTTATACCCACAAGGATTAATATAATGATCGCTAATATGATATTGTATGCGAATACTTGACGTTCTATAAATACCTTTTTATTATTCTGGGTTTCATATAAATTGTTTTGATGCGCTACTTTGTTTGTCCTATACCCTATATCTTCGTCCAACCCACTGATTTCATTCCTTGTTTCTATATAAGTATCCTTGTAAGAAATCGTGTCTTTCATTTTAAGTTCAAGGAAAGAGCTACTATGTGAAATATCAGCAGCACTTGTACCAGGATTAGTGTTAAATGGTGCATCAGTATTTTTCCGAAATACTTTCATTGATTGGTCATCATGAGGTATTTCGCTATCCAAAAATACTGCTTTAATTTTAATTTCAAATTCAGTATCCAAGCTATTTGTGATTTCTAATATTTCATACGAGTATTTATTTATACTGTCGTATATAATACAATTTGATACTAAATCGTATTTATCGTTAATTACGTTCAACGAATTAATTTTATTTCGATCTTTCACAACTATAATAACATTATTATCAGAACTAGAAAACACCTTTGTTGAAAGTGCATTTGAAGTTGTTGATGTAATAGCTATATTGCTTGATAATTGGTTATACGTTGCTAGATCATCTAATTGTCTAGTGATTGTATCATTGATTTCTGTAATAACTGTTTCTAATCTCTTAATATTGTCATCGTTGCTCATTGTTGTCGTATCATAAACCATAGGGACAATCGTTGCCTTTGCTGTTACTCTTGTTGCAGCTGTTGATGACGATTGTGTAACATCTATTGTAGGATCTTGTACATAACCTTTACCGCGTGTAATAGCACCTGTTGTTGATAATGTCGCTTCTGTTGATGGGGTCCCTCCTACAGGAGTAATACGAATACCACTAATATTCTTATCCGTAGTAGTAGTAGCAGAACTGTTCATTATATATTCAACCGCTGATATCCCGTGTGTTTTTTTATTTGTTGCCGTATTAAAGGTGTCTATCCTAAACGCACTTGCTGTAGTAGCACTCGTGAATTTTACATCATTATACATAACATTTGAGATATTTATAATTAACGTGGAATATAGTTGGACGAATTTATAATAATAATATAGAGCATATACGCTTTGTTTACGATTCGTTTTATCAAGATTAAGTAACATCTTTACGAATAGTTTGACGAGTGCCTTATCTCTTGCCACTAATGTTATTTTAGTAGTATTACCAGAAAAGTCATCCGTATTAATCACTTGTTTTCTATAATTATTTGGTGTCACCGCAGTTGTTGGTGCTAAAATACTTATATTATCCAAAAAACTAGTGCTAGTGGTGTGTTCTGTTCCAGTAATATCATCAAAAATATCATCATATTTATATGTATCTGTTAACATATCCGTTTTAAAACTTTGTATGGATATAAATAGCACTGTCTTCTCAACAGAACTTATGGTTACCTTCCGTATAAATCCAGCATTCCTATTTACTGCATTAGGTAATATAGTAGTCGCGGTTCCAGCAGTTTGATAATACCTCGCTTTATCCGATACTAAATGTATTTCATTTATATCTTTATCAACTCTATACCCGGAATCAAATGATATTGCTTGCTCATTATCTATACAGTATTTATACGCCTCTAATATATCCACAAATACATTGAGCACCTTTAATGTGCTTATAACATTATCTTTAATATTCGCTTGATAAGCGAATGCACCGCTAACTGATTTATTTACAAAACACAAGTCGCTTTCAGCAACCGCCAATTGTGGGTAGTTTTTAATATTAAAATTAACAATCTTTTTAATAAATTTACCAAACTGGTCTATGCTATAATTGCTGTCGGTTTTACTTGCTGGAATATCTAACTTAACGAACTCTTTTATAGATGTCGTTTCGCTAAGTAATCCCTCTGGTGCGTTTATGACACTAAAAAAATTACGATTGTATATCATTAATTTCTCACTAAACGTATTTATCTCACTATTTACAAGTGCTGTCGTCATTCAATTATATCCTCTATTACTATATATATTTTATTTTAGAAGCAAGATCTATAGTAAAACGATTCACCGCTATTTTCATTATAACGAATGATTTTCACAATATCTCCGTATTTTAACCCAATCCATTTGGCGATCGGGTCAGTTGGGAATATCCTAGACATATCTAGTTTACTCCGTATCATATACTTTTTCATAAAGTCAACGGTTTCACTCTCTGTAAGTTTAATGTGTTGCGGGACGTATTCGTGCTTCGTCGGGTTAAACATAAGTTGTTTCACCTGAAAATATTGAAGCATCCCTCCACTCTTTTGAAATAATTTGTCATACTTGTTGAGTTGCGATATAAGAGGTAGTGATATCGTGTCGTTGTTAAAGATAAGGATGATATTCTGCTTTCCCTTGTGTTTTTTGACAAACCCCGCAATATTCGTATCATCGTCCTTCAATTCGTCAATAATATTCCTTCGCGTCTTTTTGGTTAACGCGAAAATCAGCGTTGTATGCGATGTTTCAAACTCTATACAACAAGCGTCACTGTCATATTTATCCTTTTCTATTGACGCTTCGTGTTCTTCAAACAGCGTTATATCATCTCCGCGACTTTTGAGCATATCCTTCAAATTATGAATGACAATATTGATATCCATTTTTATCTTATATTCTATATTATATAAATCTTATATTAATATCATTTTTTATGTAGTAGATCCTCTATTATTTTCGGGTCTATATAACTTTTTTTACAAATGCTATAACTATTATGTAATTTATGGGCAACCATCTCAATCGCCTTTTTAATGTCCTTCTCGTTATCCTTCGCTTCTGTAACATCGTCCGTTTCATCGTCAGGGCGTCGCTTCCGCAGTTTTCGCAATTTCTTATAATTGGTTAAAAAAAGCATATTCGCATTCCACGTCCGCAAGTCTTTGGTGGTAATGATAATGGAATATGGGGCACTTATTACTCGCAAATACTCATTCACGTCATTTGAGGTGATAACCTTCCCTCCGTCATACTGAAATATATACGCTTCTTTATGGTCAGGAGTTGTAGTGTCCTCTATATTATTTTTATTCTTTTGATATAGATACGTATAAATCGTCTTATTGTCGCATTCCGCCACATTGCGAACCCCTTTTTTACCGATAAAGTCAATAATGAACTTATTTTTATTCTCTTGAAACTGTAAATGTTTGTATTTTAACGTTGTTAGTCCCACCGAGTTATTGTCTTTTTCGTATTTTTTATTGCCTATCCGGAACCCGCACGTTAATATAAGCGTGATAATTACAGCGATCGCCACCGTTTTTTCATCACCGCGATTTAAATCGTCAGCAACCTTTCTCTTTAATTTGGAAAAAAAACGAATAGATGCTGAAATCTTATTGTATTTCTTTTGATTCTGTTTCGCGATAAATGCCGGATGATAGAGCACCTGTTTTCGGTTCTTTGAATCATACCCGAACGCAATAATCTTCTTATTATTTAAAATCGTTACATTATCGTATGCGGGCGGTATTTTCAATTCTCTAATCTTTTCTATTGCGCTACTGTCCGTTATCTCGGTTCTTTCCTCGCCCTTACCTTTCACCTTGTAATACGAGAAACCTGTTTTATACGTTCCTATACGTATAATTTTCATATTCCTACATATACATCTTATTACAAAGTAATATTATATATTATGAGATAGAACTATAAAACGCTTTCACGAATGGGTTTATTTTAAATGAGTCCTTTGATACATCCATTACACGAATGCTTCTCAAACTTTTTGCCCGCGACAAAGCGGTATATGCCTGACCGCAGGTAAATATATTGTCTCCCAAATCAATCTCTAGAGCGTCTATCGTCATCCCTTGCGACTTATGAATAGACAGCGCGTATGATACCTTCAATGGCAGGTGTAGAATAGACGACTTGCTTTTCTCAAACACATCCTTATAATACGCAATCGTATGAAGATTACCCTCACAATCCTTCACAATCGCAAATTCATTGAACAGTTTCTTAACGACACCTCGCATACCATTCACGAGTCCATTGCTAATGTCAATATTTCGCGTCACGATTACCTGCGCGTTCTCTACCAACTCTACATCATATTTCGCGATATTCGCTTGACTCAACTCAATCCCCTTGCTCGCCTCCGCCTTATATAGGCATCTTTTATTACCTTCTGCCTTTAACTTGGTGATTTCAATTTCATTTATTCTATCCACATTCACATTCTTAGGATATAATTTCGTAGGTATTATTTCGTCGTCAAACTGCGTATTCCTTAAAGCATTTAAAACTTTCAATATATTCTCGGTACATTTGCCCTTCCGGATAATCTGTAACATCTTTTGAAATAAGACATCGTCATTCTGGCGCACCAGTTCATCCAGCATAATAACTTTGATATCCGCATCTTTCCATACTGCGGACAAAAAGCAATATACGCCCTTCACCGGTGCTAGCTGGCAAAAGTCCCCGATAAAAATAATTTGTATTCCTCCAAATGGTTTTCGCAATAATCCTTCGTCTTTCAAGTAATGCGATTTAACATAACAGAGCAATCCTGAAATGTTCTCAAATAAAGACGTATCCATCATAGAAACCTCATCAATGATTAAAACATCCAGTTCCGCGAGTGTCCTGTAGATACTTGAGCGATTCTTAATCTTTATAAAGATTTCTGCGAGTGTCTCTTCGCCGATCCCCATACCCATAAAAGAATGGATCGTCTGTCCACCAATAATAAACGCAGCAGTCCCAGTGGTTGCCGTAAGTCCGATATTCTTATTATGTTTTTTTAACAACTCTATAATGTATTTGATTGTATAGGATTTCCCTGTGCCAGCGGGTCCGGTAATTAATATATTCTCGCCATTCATCGTTTGCTCTACTGCCAACTTCTGCTTTTCATTTAGCATACTTATACTACTTGCTTCTACGCAATGTACAATAAGTTGTCATTTTTTTATTTTTATAACTTTTTGATAAATTTCAGGATCACGCTATTTTTTTTACAATAATTCGTAATAAATATATTGTGCTTTCTCTGTATCCGGTGGATAATCTCGTTATGGTATCGCTCCTCTTTTAATGGCGGATATTGGAAATACCATTTGATCAACAGATCCGTATCAATGACCTTGTTATGATTATAATCATATTCCCAACACATATAGAGTATCGCACGGGATATAAAACCACGCGAATAATCATTCGGGACAAACACCTTATACTTGTGATTTACATAATTCCCAAAGTCTAACGCGACCCAGTTCTTATCTTTCGGTTGAATCATTTCATCATCTACATACATATAATTTGAGCGATTGACATTCAGGGTATTCGTGGTTTTTATAATGTTGTGCAAGTCGTTCTTGTGTTTATTGTTGAGCAGACATTGAGGGAATATATGCTCCGCCGAAAAAAACTGCTTCTTAAACTTTGCGTCATTCTCGCTAAAAAAACTATTCTCCAGATAAATAGACGGCATCTTCGCATCATGTAGTATCGTTTTCTTAATCACGTTCGTAAACGCAAAACCCCTCGCAAATCCCAGTGTCGTCATCGCAAGGACAAGTATGTGTAGCAGATGCCCGCGTTTATACATTCAGTGTATTGTTTCTATTCTATAAGAATACTATCAATTTTTTTTGGATACAACCGAGAGAAGAATAAAAACATATTTTCGTGAATCGTCTTATTCATTTCTGGGACAAACGAAGTTAAAAGCGCCTTGGACTCAAAGTCCCCGTGGATCCAATAATGAACCATAATCGCATCCTTGCCATACTCACCTGTCCTTAATTTTTCCCAATCGCCCGCAGTAAAAGGTTGACCGACAAACTTCAAATCGTTTATCGGGTAGAAAAGTTCCCGATCGTCTATGATACAGACATCACTCTTGAACTTCGCATACAAAGGATCTTCAATAATCGTCTTAAAATACGCGCCACCAAAGATGTCAAATCGCGCGAAAATATTCTCCGTATAGTTATCAACATATACGGGGATATTGTTTAATATCGCTTTGAGCATATTGTTCTGCTTATTTGCTGCGAAGAACGCATTACAGAGATACTTATCGCTATTATATAATGCCATTGTCTGCCCTGAGGGTTCATATGTAATATACAATTTATCTGCTCTCATATCTAATATTTCGCTAAAATCCCGCAAGATAAGGACGTCCAAATCAATATAGATACCGCCGTAATGATACACGAGGAGGATGCGCGCGATATCGCCCTTTTGCACCCCGGTGCGTGCCATTTTATATAGATTGTAAAAGTTAGGGTATTCCTCCGCTATTAATTTTAATATCATCTCGTCTGTCCAAAACATAAACTCGTAACCGTTGGATTTAAAAAAGCGAATGTTCTCGCTTACTAATTTATAGATGATGGGTGGGAGATTTTTATCTTTCCACGTTTGATGAATAATCTTTGGAATCATTGTTTTATTATATACTATAGTATGTATTGTTATAGTTATATAATTTATATATTTATAAAAAGGAATTGAGAACCTTGTAGGTGAGAAAGTCAATCGCAACAACGAGATTTACGAGTTTCACGTTGCATCCGCTAAACGTTGGCACATAAATGGAGGTTATGTTGAAGTCGCCAAATATATTGAGAACCCACATAAATTTAAACATAATGATATAATGAAACATATCCATATCTATCTTCGTCACCAAGTAGTCCCTATAAAAATACACAGGCAGTATATGAACTACGATATTCGCCACAAAGTATTCTGCGCGAACCAAGAGATGATTTGAAATACTGCGAAATACCGCATGTTGTAATAAAACGGGTTTAGCGTCCATCACACAAAACAATACGTTACTGTCATAGACCATAAAAAGATGAAACAATGTCATAATCTGGAAGGAATTGATCGCGATAAACCGCGAGATAATATGGTTATCCATCGCAAATATGTTATACATCGCGCTATTCACAAGCATCATCAGGATATTCCAGTTTGTATATTGATTTATCTTCCGTCGCACTACATCATTCTTAATATATGGCGCATATCTCTTGCTAATCGGCATCATAACGATTATTATTCCATAGAATATCTCAAACTGATTGTAATCGTTGCACAGAGACATAGTATTTGACATATTTATATTATTTTAGTAATGCCAATATCTTATATCTATTTCCAATTATTCATTCAAAGGCGACGATGTGATTTTAATACCGCAATAATCAATATTCTTCGTTTTAAAGTCTTGTTGCGTATAGATACCTATATTTACCGATTCTTCTAATATCCATTTGAAGTTCGACCAAAATTCCTCGGTATGTCCGATGCTTTCTGTCGCTAAATGCGCGAATTCGTGTAAAACCACAAAGGTCATCGTATTAATATCCATCAATTTATCCCGATTGCGTAGACACAACACGATCTTTTCGCCTTTGTTAACGGAATAACTCGTATAACCTGGCGTATCCACGCCTTCGCTTAACCGGTCTGGTTTATAGTTCTCTTTTAACGCCATTACGCGACGATCGCTATTTCCGTAGGTTTTCTCTAAATGCTCTAATAAGGTGTTGAGTTTTCCTTTAATGGTCGCGATTAAATCAGCAGCTTCTACCGCGTCCTCTTTGATTTGAACTGTGTATTCCTTGTCGTCTATTTTGCTCTTCACTTTTATGAGTCCCTCGTTTAAATAGTAATTGTATAGATAATACAACCCAGCAATTGCGACGATTAAAATAATAAGGGTGTCCAAACTTATCTCCATATATTTATTATATTCTATTATAATCAATGATAATCTAATTATTATAATTTTATAAATTACAAAAAATTGATTTGATTTGTATTTAAATATTTAAAGCACCTATCAATATACAACTGATATAATGGAATTCCCGCGGAAGATACACGAACCGATCAATCCTTGCGAGGATGCCATTGAGTTCCAAATCACCGATATATACGACCCGGAATCCGACAAGGCAAACATGCAAAAGGACTCTACAGACCTTTATTCTCTACTCATTTACGGAACTTCTGCTGTAGGTGCCACGTATTGCGTGAAAGTGAATAACTTTGTCCCTTATTTCTATATCAAACCTCCCGAAAAATGGGAAGCACTGAGTAAAACCGCATTTAAAACGAAAGTAGATGAACTGAAAGAAGTTCTTTTAAATGACAGCTATAAATGCTTCTATAACAATAATGGCAGAATGACCGAATATAACAAGAAGATCATTTCGCGTCTTCTGGAAACGCACTTTGCGAGTATGAAAGTAGTGCGCAAAAAAGACTTTTGGGGTTTTACAAATGACAAGATTTTTCGTTTTCTAAAGGTATCCGTAAAATCGCTGAAACTCTACAACAACCTGAAGTATTATTTTAAAAGTCTTGAAAAAGATGACTTTAAAATGTATGAGACAAACATAGACCCATTCTTAAAGTATATTCATACGCAGAACATCCGCCCGTGCGACTGGGTAAGAATAGAAAAAGGCAACTACGAGATGGGTGAAGACATCAGTAGATGCGATTATAACATAGATACCGAATATAAAAATATAGCACCCGTCCAGGTGAATAAAATCGCCCCTTTACTAATCACATCTTTTGATATAGAGTGTTCTAGTAGTCACGGTGATTTCCCAGTCGCCAAAAAGAATTATAGCAAGGTCGCGCAAGACCTCGCGATCATCGCCAAACTAGGGTATACATATACTCCTGATAATATCATAGAATGGTTGAAGACCATCTATTACGAAGACGTTATTCTAGATACTGTGAAGGACGTAAAGATTAATCGCGTATATGCGAAACACAAAATCGCAAAGGACTATATCGCATCCATTCCTCAAAAAATAGAACCGCATATTCACAAAATTATAGAAATCTTGGATATTATCACATCCTCTATCTCGGCATCCGTGAAAAAGAAGGCAAAGAGCGGAGACGGAACTGGAGACGACGGGGATGACCTAGTAGGATGCGACGATGAAGCAGATGGTAGCGACGATGACGCGAACGACGCGAAGGGTGTGAAAATGACCGTGCGGGAACTGAACGCCCACGAGTTAAAACTAAGTGATATTTTGTCTGGTTCATTGGTTCCGCTGGAAGGCGACAAGATAATCCAGATAGGGACAACAGTTCATATCTACGGGTCTGACAATATCGTATATAAGAACATAATTACTTTGAACAGCTGTGATCCGATTGACGGATGCGATGTAGAGTATTATGATACGGAGAAGGAAGTCCTCTTGAAATGGAAGGAACTGATGAATAACCTGAACTCGGATATCATCACTGGTTATAATATATTTGGTTTTGATATGGAATACATTTGGCAGAGAGCGACCGAATTAAACATTTTGGAAGATTTTACAATTGGTTTCGGGCGATTGATAACACGCAAAGCGTCGCTTGTAGAATTGAAGTTGTCCTCGTCAGCGTTAGGAGATAATATTTTGCGATATATAGATTTTGACGGAACAGTGCTTATTGATTTGCTGAAAGTGATGCAACGAGACCAAAAACTGGACAGTTATAAACTTGACAATGTAGCGTCAATCTTCTTAGGGGACAATAAGAATGATTTAAAACCACAAGAAATCTTTGACAAGTTTAAAGGGACAAGCGAGGACAGATGTGTCATTGCGAAATACTGTATACAGGATTGCTGTCTTGTGAATCGCTTGATACATAAATTGAAAATTCTTGAAAATAATATTGGTATGGGCAATGTATGTCTCGTTCCTCTCAATTTCCTATTTCGCAGAGGGCAAGGAATCAAGATATTCTCTTTAATCGCCAAGGAATGTATGGAGCGCGATTACCTAATCCCGACGATTAAATCATACCGCGAGAATATAGAAGAAATGGATGATAGCGGGTATGAAGGTGCTGTTGTGCTGGAACCGAAAGAAGGAATCTATTTGAATGAACCGATCGTTGTATTTGACTACGGTTCGCTTTATCCGTCTTCAATGATTTCGTGTAATCTATCGCACGATTGCTACTTGATGGATGAAAAGTATCGTGTAGAAGACCCGAACATTGAATACAAGACCATTTCCTATGATTTGTATGAAGGAGTTGGTGATAAGAAAAAGAAGACTGGTGAAAAGGACTGTGTCTTTGTTCAATACAAAGACGGACGCAAAGGTATTATTGCGGAAGTATTGGATATGCTTCTCAAACAGCGCAAGAATACGCGTAAAAAGATTGAATACCAGACGATCATTGCGACGGATGGCAAAACATATTCGGGTATTTGCTCGGATCGTGGTGACCACTACGAAGTCTATGCGATTGACGGAAATACCAGAAATATCGTATCCAAAGAAGATATTCAAGAAATCAAAGGAACCTATAATATATTTGAACAGGACGTGCTGGACGCCCTGCAAATTGCCTACAAGGTTACCGCAAATTCGCTCTATGGGCAAATTGGCGCGAGGACATCTTCTATCTACTTAAAGGAAATCGCAGCATGCACTACGGCGACTGGGAGGAATATGATTATGTTGGCGAAAGATTTTGTGGAAAGGAATTATGATGCGGAAGTAATTTACGGTGATACGGATTCCATATTTTGCAAGTTTCCTTTGACGGACAAGGAAGGAAACGCGGTATTTGGCAAAGATGCGCTACAGTTTGCGATTGATATTGGCAAGGATGTTGAGAAGCATATCAACGTTCCTGATATTATGCCAAGTCCGCAAAAGTTGAATTATGAGAAATGCCTCTATCCGTTTATCTTGTTCAGTAAGAAGCGATATGTTGGCAATTTGTATGAAACGAGTACTACGAAATATAAGCAGAAGTCTATGGGCATTGTATTGAAACGCCGCGACAACGCACAGATTGTCAAGAAGATTTATGGCGGAGTGATCAATATCATATTGGAAAAGCAAGATTTGGAGGGATCTATTGAGTTCCTTCAAGATGAATTGAAAAATATGGTAGAAGGCAGAACGTCTATCAAAGACCTTATCATTACCAAGAGTTTGAGGGCAAACTACAAAGACCCCTCAAAGATTGCGCATAAAGTATTGGCGGACAGAATCGGTGCGAGAGACCCTGGGAATAGACCTGGAACGAATGAGCGCATTCCCTTTGTATATATAAAGACGGGTGCGATTACCCCATCATTACAAGGAGATCGCATAGAACATCCCGATTATATTGAGCAGAATAACTTAGTTCCGGACTATTTACATTATATTACCAATCAAATTATGAAACCAATATTGCAACTCTACGCGTTATGTTTGAGTGAATTGCCGGGGTATGATAAGGGTGACAATTATTGGGATGAGGTTGATAAGATGCTGTTAGAAAAACCGATGTATCAAAATGATATACGTAGGAAAAACAGGATTGGTAATTTGAAACTGATGATGGTGAAGGAGTTGCTGTTTGAGAAGTTTATTGCGATACTACGTGAACCGAAAGCGCCGACTGTTCGCAAAGGTAAGGTGGGAGCAAATACGAAGTCTGCGAAGTCTATCAAAGACGCGACAGAAGAAGAAACCGAAACCTTACAGAAATTGGATGCGACAATTAAAATCACGAAGAAACTCAAGACAAAAACGATAGAAGCGGTTGCGTTTATTAAGAATGATAAGAAGAAAAAGATATGGGAGACTACAAATCTCAATTGTAAGAACAAAGAGCACGAGGCGATCGCGTTAATCAAGCAGATCATCGCCTATAATAGCAATAATATCTACTTTATCACCTTGAATAACAAACCATTCATTGATGAATATACGCGTGCCCATTATGTGTATAATGAATTACTCAAAAGTAATGAAATTGATAGCGAGGATACGATAGAGAATATAATGCGAAAGGTAATGAATACACAAGACACAGGGAGACTCAAGGATATCAATAATATCCACAAATACTATGAATTGATACAACTGAATAGCAAGTTTATGTTTATGTAGATATGATGTAGATATGTGATGAGTGTATAATATATTTTTATATTATGTTCTATTCTTTCTAGATTATCACAAAAAATGATATTGTATGATCAACATTATTTTTTCAAAATGTCTTCTTACATTGAAGGTGTTGCTGCGCTAGCAGAAAAGGGATTTTGCGTCATTGAAGATGTGCTTACGGAAGAAGAAGTTGCAACGGCAATTGGATATTTCAGGGAATGGTTTTCTTCACATCCGCAAATTGAAGCGGTTCATAATAAAATAAGTCCTCACGGGATTTGTAAATATCACGAAGTGGGGCATCAAAAACACGCGTGGTATATTAGAACACGTCAAAATGTTCAAAATGTTTTCAAAAATATCTGGAAAACGGAAGAGGTGGTTGTTAGTTATGATGGATGTTGTTATATTCCGGCAAATTGTAAAAAGAAGGATAAGACTTGGACGCATACGGATCAAGCACCTGTAAAAAAGGGTTTGAAATGTATTCAGGGTTTCGTAGCGTTAACAAGTAATACAGAGCGAACTCTTGTGGTATATGAGGGTAGTCATAAATTACATGAAGAATATGCGAAACAATATAATTTAACATCTACAAAAGATTGGTTGCTAATAGAGCAAGAATACTTGGATAAAATTATTGATAGTAGACGGGTTTTAAATATTAAAGCAGGTTCCTTGGTATTATGGGATTCACGAACATTTCATCAAAATCAATATGGGAAAGCGAATTGTAATGAAGAACGGATTGTTCAATATGTGAGTTATTTGCCTCGTTGTAATTTAACAAAGAAAATGCTAGAAAAAAGACAGAAGTATTTTATAGATAAAAGAACAACATCGCATTGGGCATATCCTGTAAAAGTGAATGGATTACAACCGCAAAATTACGGAGACAAAACATTAGAAATAAATTATAGTGAATTGGTAAAACCGGAGTTGGAAGATTTGCGCGAGGAGATTACGAAACTCATTTAAGTAATTGGATATAATAGGTTGATATATGTTATGTGTTTTATATTTTTATATTTTATTATAATGAAACTATTATTATGTTATTTTATTTGTTTTAGGGTCATTTAATCGTAATGGCATTATAGGATTCTAATATATACGTATATTATACATTTATACAAAAAGAAGCGTAAGCGGGATAGTCAGGAATCCCTTATTTTTATATACTTTTTATCGGATACTGAGAAACCATTAAAAGACGAACTAGGAGATACCGTATAGGATCCGAAGTTGCAAACATAGATCCATTCACCCACGTTGAGTTCGTGGAACGGAATATCCTTGTAAATACAATCCAGACTGTCGCACGTCGGACCAAAAAATGTGCTATTGTAAATCTTGTCATATCCGTCACGAGGTAATAAGGGAATTAATTCGGGTTTCTGGTGATCATACCCAATACAATTGAACGAACCATATATACCATCATTTAAATAGTATTTTATCACATCCGCCTCTTTTTTCTTTGCGATTACATTCATCACGAGCGTATGCGTAGCTTCCGTAAAATATCGCCCAGGTTCCGCGATAAACTGTATTATCGCGTTGCTCGTTTCATATAAGAAAAAGTCAGCAATCGCCTTATTGATATTATCGCAAATATCCGCGAATCGTATTGTTTTATCAACACCAGGGAAACCACCGCCAATATCTATAATACGGATGTCAAACCCGAATTCCTTTGATGCGTCATATACGATAGAACAATCCTCAATCGCGTTATAAAAACTGAGAGGATCGCTACAACCACTCCCTACGTGAAAACTGAAACCTACGAGGTTCATTCGCAAAGACTTTGCCCTTTCAAATATTTTAAGAATATTATGCTGATGACATCCAAACTTTGAATTGAACTTACACGTGCTGTTCGTGTCATCTACGCAAATGCGAAGTAATACTTGCGCCTCTGGATATATATAATATATCTTTTCTAACTCTTCAATACTGTCAAACGTCATCCTCGCAATATTATTCTCACGAGCATACTTTAAATGTGACGAGACTTTACAAGGGTTCGCAAAGATTATCCGCTCGGGATTATTGATGATCGCCATTACATTTATTAGTTCGTTCTTGGAGGCGCAATCAAAATTACATCCGAGAGTCGCTAATAAACGCATTATGTTTGCGTCGGGGTTTGACTTTACAGCAAAATACGGTTGTATATTTGGTAAATACTCAACCCATCGCTCATATTGCTCAGTGACCTTGTCCAAATCCACAATATAGAATGGTTCGTCTTTTATGTCTGCACCGTCGTTCTTTATGTATCCTTTAATAATATCCTTGACATTTTTCATTTATTTTTAATATTATTTATTATTTATTCTTATATATAAAAAAAAGAAAAAAAATATCATTCGTCATTACCAAATAGATACTTCACAATATGCGAAGCTTTTTCTTTGCCAACCCCATCTATTTTACAGAGTTCCTTTATTTTTTGCTCAGGTGTTTCAAATTCATCGGTATCCAGTGAACGAATCAATTCCCGCATAGAACTATATTTCGCATAAATATTCTTCGCGATAACATTGGAAATCATAGGAATTTGCGACAGTTGCATTATAAAACACGACTTGGTATCTATGTTATCCATTTTTTTCTTCTTTAATTTCACAAAATCCGTATAGCATTTATCTGCGGTATATTCTTCATACATAAACTTATCAGGGCGATCCAGAATTTTCGTTGATAATAATAAAATTAATGTAGCAGTCTCCACTATATTTTTAGTATATAAGATACGGATGTTATCACGAAACAGAGTATGCATATAGGCACCTTGTATCATCGGTTTACAGCTTTCATATGTGGTAGATGATAATATGTTATCGCCTTCAATAATATACGTTATGAATTTTTGCGACGTATTAGACAATAACCGCGCCTTCTGCTCTTTATACCTACCGTCTTTAATGGACGATTGTAAATCTTGTAGCGTCTTGCGTTCAAAGATATGCGTTAAATCCTTGTAGGTGATATGGATATCACCTAGCGTCAAATTCGCGCTTTTTATTTCAATTTTATCCGTGTATTTATCCAAGTCACGCTCTATAATATGATTGTATAATCCTGTTTCTCTCATATCTATCGTGATCGCGATAGTGTTGTCCATAATATGCGATCTGTTATACTATTTAACACGACTATTACTTATATAGTGTCTTCTTATATAGATACTTGAATAGAATACGATATTATATACTAATATTATTGCCATAATGACACTATATACATAGAAATAGGGATTGATATAATCCTTTATATAATCCCTATTATCCGAAACATCATTTGTATTATTATTGAACGTATCGTATACATTGAATTTTGGAGAACTCATATCAATTGCTTCTTTACTCTGTTTTCCACCCATTTATATATATCTATAGATATATAAAAAGAAAAAATAAGGGTATTACATATAAATATCGGGATTCTGTTTAGAATATTTCTTTTCCACTAACTTGTAAAAGTTTTCAAACTTGGATGAAATATCCTCCTCACTGCGATTATTGAAGAGAAACTGTATTAGAGTCGCTGGTTCAACCGAATATTTTTGAATATTACTCCACAACAGTTCAAAATGCTCCTCGTTATTGAAGAATGACAAAAACATATTGCGTGCTTGGAATTTATCAAGATGTGACAGTTCAATATCCAAATCAATCCTCCCTGAACGCATAAGCGCCTCATCTAATTTATCCGGAAAATTCGTTGTCATAATCACAATCAATCCTTCGGGATTATTAAAACCATCCAGGCAATTCAAAATACCATTCATCGTAATATGATTCTTCATACTGTCGTTCGTCTTCCTATCAATAAATATACAATCAATATCTTCAAGGACGAGAATAGACTTCTTGTCGTCCTCATTCACCTGTGAAATCGCGTCAATCATCGCATCCTCTTTCAGTTCCGAGTTAATATTAAGAACACAAATGTTTGCCCCACATTCCGACGCAATACTATGAATCAATGATGTTTTGCCTGCTCCCGGTGGTCCGTGAAGCATAATATTCATCTTATAGGGTATCCCGTGCTTGTAATAATCCTTGTAAGTATTCTTGTCAATAAACCGCATAATAGGATCCTTTATCCTATTAAAATGTTGCTCTTTCAAAAATATACTATCAAAACTTCTCTTTGGGATAGACGACTCATATGACCAGCAATACCCCGTCCACTTCTTCTTGATAATCTTATCCCCTGAAACTTCCGCGAACTTCTCTTTCTTCTCCTTGAATTTTCTATTGATCGCTCCCTCAATAAAGGTTGTGATTTTTTCTTTGGACGAACTTGTCAGCACCACCTTTTTAATATGATAAAACTCCTCTTTAAACGCAAACGCCTGAACCTTATCATTCAAAATAAAATCACTGATTTCTATATTAATATCACCTATGGTATAAGTGCCATTCTGTGGTATAAAATGATGTAAAAAAATATAATCCGAATTGTCTTTCTTATAATCTCTATAATGTTTCCTGTCTATTTCAATGTATTCACAATCAATTTCCTTGCCGTCTTCTGTAAGCAAATCATAGATATAGGATAAAATGATCCTCGTGTCCGTCTTGTGAGAATATAGCGTAATAGACATTAATACTTGTGATATTTATATATAGTATGGTAATAAACCTTATATATCTGTAACATCATCTCTTCTCTGGTGTGACAAATGGAATCCCAAGATAGGCGAATATGTCTTCTTCACTATGAATACTAGTTGACGTATCAATTATAACACCCTTGCTATCTTTGAACCCATACTCGGATAATGAGTTGCCCTTCTTTAAGGCGACCTTGCGCATATATATATTGAAATTATAAGAACCAGTGAAATACAAGAGGGCGAAATAATAATGCGATGGGTCTGCGAGCAAGATGTCTATACGTCGCGCGGGTAATTCAGGATGTATCCTACATAATCCCATAAACTTATTCGCACCCAATGCCAATGTTTCAATCACATAGGATGTCCCAACAAATCGTTTTATAATATCTCGTAAGACGATTCCCTCTCGTTTTTTAATCAAAATGTCAATATCGCCCATATCTTTATTCTTTCGCCTGAAACTGCCAACCATTTCAAACTCAATCTCCTTACCTTCTTTGTCTTTCAACATAGTCTTTATAATCTTATAATGTTGCTTTCCTTCCGCCATAGGAATCCTAATATTCATATCGTCGTAATATTTCAAACCGATCTTCTGCTTGTCATTCAATAACTCAGGGTGTTCTTTCAACTCCTCAAAATTCTTTATTTTCGTCATCAGTTCCGTTATCTTCGCGGGTCCCACGCCATAAATTCCCTTTAATTTACTTCCAAGAATATACTTCGGGTCTCTAAGAACATTCTCAACCTCCGCAATATTTCCAGTAGCAAGAAACTCAACTATTTTATCTTCAATCTTTTTTCCCACTCCTTTAAGTAGTTTGATATCTTCAGGGGTTTCAATATTTTTATCAAATAACTCAATAGAATCAATAACCTTTTCGTATGCCTTCACCTTGAAAGGTTCTTTGTTGATTCGTTCGTAATCCGCCAAGATCCTTAGTTTGGCGATGATTTGTGTATTCATTTTCTTATGGTGTTGTATGTAAGACGTAAACTATTCAATTTTTGTTATAAAAGGTTTAAGAATACAAAAAATGATGTAATACTATATCTAGTTATTACAGCGACACATCAGGTAATACATTTATTGTATGCCATTGTATGTATTGTTTGCGTTGGTTGTGATTGGTTGCATTGATTGTCATTGGTTGTTATCATTTGCCTTAAATGCCTTGATTGTATTGTTTGCGATCATTGTGGTGTATGCGATGATTGGATTTGTTGTATGTCTTGATTACTTGCCTTGATTCGCAAAAAAAGTTGGGATACATTTGTTCTATTATCATTTTATGTATATAAAAATTGATGCGATGTCTTGAAAATAACAATTACAACAGGTAAGTATTACTCCCTCTTGAATTGCCTTGAATTGCCCTGTATTGCCTTGAATTGCCCTGTATTGCCTTGAATTGCCTTGAACTGCCTTGAACTGCCTTGAATTGCCTTGAATTGCCTTGTATTGCCTTGAACTGTCTTGAATTGCCTTGAATTGCCTTGAATTGCCTTGTATTGCCTTGTATTGCCTTGAATTGCCTTGTATTGCCTTGTATTGCCTTGAATTGCCTTGTATTGCCTTGAATTGCCTTGTTTTGTTTTTTGCTTTGCATTTCTATTATCCAATTATTTTACAAAGAATTAGATACATCTGTTCGTCATTTGTTAGGTAGTCTATAAAAACTGATGTGAAATCTTTAAATTAAACTATTACAACAACGACACTAAACCGAAGACGAAACTGTGATGCGATCGTTTGACATTGTTGCGATTGGATACCACATTATGCTTTCGTTGATTTGTTTGCGATTGGTTGTTATGAATTGTATTGATTGCAATGTATGTTATACCTATGCGATGATTACGTTGATTTGAAAATGCTACGTGTTTTGTTGATGTGTTAATTTTTTAACTTTCTATTTATTTATAAATAGGTTTGTAAAAATAACTGGATACATTTGTTCTATTATCATTTTATGTATATAAAAATTGATGCGATGTCTTGAAAATAACAATTACAACAGGTAGTATACCACCCCTCTTGAATTGCCTTGAGTTGCCTTGAGTTGCCTTGAGTTGCCTTGAGTTGCCTTGAGTTGCCTTGAGTTGCCTTGAGTTGCCTTGAGTTGCCTTGTACTGCCCTGATTTGCCTTGAATTGATTTGAACTGCTTTGAACTGCTTTGAACTGCTTTGAATTGCTTTGAATTGCCTTGTATTGAATTGCCTTGTATTGCTTTGAATTGCCTTGTATTGAATTGCCTTGTATTGCTTTGAACTGCTTTGAATTGCTTTGAATTGCCTTGTATTGAATTGCCTTGTATTGCTTTGAACTGCCTTGTATGTTTTTTGCTTTTGAATTTTATATCAGAGTAATTGGTGGGATAAGATTACACCCTTCAATATATAAGTTGCCATCTTCGTATTTTTTGAAGCGCCATTGAAATATAACATAGCAGATATTATTGTAATCTCTGTTTTTTGGATAATACATTTGATTAAACTGGATCCTGTTTTTTAACATCGTTTTATATTCAGCACTAACCTTCATATCAACCACATAATTTATATCGTTATGTTCAATATTCTTCACAAACTCTATGATTTCATAACTGCTATATTTGCCAAGTAGCAACGCATACTTACAATGCATGAAATAAAACGTTAGTGCCTTTGTGTTTTTATTCTTTACGATATTTGCTGTAGAGCAATAGTTTTGTAGATTACGTATAGATACCTCCGGTGCATCCTTTCCATTCTTCTTACAATTTGCCATAATATTATCAAGGATATCGCTAATCCTTGCTCTCGTCTTCGTGCTTACGCTATTATTATTTGTGTAGTTACTCTCGTCGCCGCTAGCGATACTAATAGACGCTGGTTTTGATGATAATTGCGATAGCGATGGACGGAATATTTTGGATAAATCTCGGCGCTCAAGGATCGTGCTAATATTCGTAATCCGGTTCGCATACTTCCCCATATTTGTAAAAGCGACCACACCATCAAATACTACGAATAGAGATAATAGGATTGTTTTATAATACATAGACATATTCCATATATGAATAGAAGCGCGTATTTTTTATATATAATATTCTAGAAAAGGCAAACGTCCATATAACCAATATTTTAGTAAATAGACGTGGTCTCGTATCAAAGTAATTTGTTGCGATACTTTGCGACGTATTATATACGCGACGGGACTCTCAGACATTAAGGATAACTGACCTGACATTTTTATTTTATTAGTATAATTATAAGGTAATAAAATAATAAGAAAACTAAAATTAACCAATCCTCCCATTTTGTGTAGCGCTTTTTATTTGTTTGTTAAGATTGTCAAGACTTTTTTTATATTGAGTATAAATTGATTCAGTAATTTTACTATTATTTGTATTTATGAACACATGCTGTTTCATCATAAGGGTTCCATATTGTGATGGAAAAAAACCCGTATCATTTAACCTTTCTAACTGTTTTAACTTTTTTAAAATTTCGTTATTATATAATTTACTATTAAAAATAGGAATCTGTATATCTATAAGTGAATTATCTACACTGATTAATTTAAACAAAATTGAACCTAACTTTATACCGAGTTGTAATGAATAAGACCCAATTATATTTACATTAATTGGTTTGGTGGAAATAGAATCCATTTCCTCGCTATTGTTAAAAAATACAAAGATATTTTTAAAACGAGGGTCTATTTTAAATTTCAATGCTGATCCGGGCGTTTGCGATCTCAACCTTACTATATTATTTTTAAGGGTTTGTAATGATTGAATTTCCTTTTGTCCTTTCCCCAAAATAATTTTGTCTATTACCTTTATCATATTATCCCTTATATAGTCAATTTCCTTTTGTGTCAATGGTTCTCTTGTTTTTGGATTTCTTGGTTCAGGTAAGTCTAACATTTTATATATACCTTCTGTAAAAAAACAATGATACGCATTTATATTATCTTCCCGACCTTCTTTATAATATGGCAAAATTGATACAGTGCCATCATCTTCTATATAACTTTCGTCAAAATTATCAAGTGTTATAGGGTCACTATCCTTATAACAAGACGCTGACCCATTATATATTTCTAAAAAGGAATAAGGGATTTTATACTTATATAACTTATACAATACCATAATTTTTTCATAGATTTCTAGTAAAATTATGAAAAAATCAAGGATATCATTTTGGTTTAGGTGTTCCACAATTATTCTATGTATATTTAGTATTTCTTGATCACTACTATTGATAGTTAAATCATCCATATTGTTTTTATTGAATCCCGCAACTTTATAAATATTATATATATATTGCAACGCCTTCATATTTTTTTCAACATTGGCGTTATTTTCAATCGTCAAGTGCATATATAACACTTCTTTAATATCCTTACACAACTTCTCCATCATTTTACACATTGACAATTCCCCCTTTTTAAATGAAAGACTTATGTTACCTTTTAACAAAGCAATCGTCGTTTGGTGATTTATGTCAAAAGAAGACGAAAGCAACGAATTACCGTAATTGCCTAAAGAATTTGGTAATGGCAATGATTTTGCTTTCGGTTGACCTCGTTTTATACTTTTATATAATTGTAAATATAAAAACATATCCGTTCCATAAGCAATATACGCAGGGTCGTAATTGTATTTTTTATTATTTACAAAGTATTTTACAAATAGATGGTCGTATAAAAAATCACCATACTCACGCTTATTTACGATTGTATGCGCGGAAGGTAAGCGTTTCCGAATCTTTTCACAGTCTTCAATGGAAAACATGGCGGGTGAACGCTCTGTTCTTTCTACTAATAATATTTTAAGTGCATCTTTATACGATTTTACATAGTCGCTTTTAGGATGAATTGTGGTTCGCGAATACGACATATCCTATTATTCTTTAACATAAAAATATATAAGGATTACGAGATATATATAAATATTATAAAAGACATTCTTCTATAAAACTAACTTATTTTTTCAAATAATATTGCTCTGATTTATGAGCTTTGCTACCATGTCCGAGTCTGGTCCAAGGAATGACACTTAAGCTGTCACGTGCTAAGCACTCGCAGGTTCAAATCCTGCTGGTAGTAAATTATCCTTTTATAAAGGCAATATTATACATATTTTTATAACATTCAATTAGAATACACCCGTGAATAGCTTGTTGATTTCGTGATAGATCGCACCTTCTCTTGCTCTATCGCGGTCTATTATGAATTCTACGTAATCCGTATATACGCAAACAATATCGTCTTTCACGATAAGCATATATGCGACATAGATTAGTATAAAAGACACGGTAAATCCGATATCGCCCGTTGTTATTTTGCGATTGATTATGAAAAGCAAAGGAATTATTTTGCCCAGTGTATTAATGGTGATATAATAGGTTAATAAAGAACGCTCGTTCAATCTCGGGATGATGATAAAGAGACTAATCGCAAAGAATGTCAAAGCAATACTAATCAGTATTACAGGATTGTAGGGTGCGATCCCTAGCATATAAATGATGGTATATATGAAAATCCATATGGAAAGGAATCGGTCAACAGTGATTACGCGTTCGTCCATTACACGTTTCTTGTTATCTACTTTATAAAACTATATTATTTTTTATTTGGTATTCCGTTTAACCCTAAGTGTGCGGAGAATCCAGAACGTATACCCGACATCCTGTGTATGATTATCCCTAACCCAAGAAATGTAATTACTATAATTACCAAGGATGCCGTATATTGAACAAATGTTCGCTCGCTCTGCTCGTCGCTACTCAATTCTAAAGGATAGACCCATATATATGAATGTAGGATGAGAGCGACAATTACAGTAGGGACTAAGTCAATTAGTGTCAAGTTTAAAAAACGATATCGTCTCAGTTCCTCCATAGTAACTGCCATATTATCTATCTTATCTATAATATATAAAAATATATATAGAGATTGTATTATAAATATACATATAATTACAATGATACATTTTATTACATATGGTGATGGTGGGTTCATAGAGACAAAAAAAAGACTCGTCAAGCAAGCGGAAAGTATAGGATGGTTTGACACAGTAACCGCGTATGGTCCCGAAGATTTAGACGAAGATTTTAAAGAAAAGTTTAAAGATATTTTAAATCTACCAAGAGGTGGTGGGTATTGGATATGGAAACCATATGTCATTCATAAACATCTAGATAAAGTGAAAGATGGCGACATTGTAATCTATGTGGACGCAGGGTGTTACATTAACCCTAACGGACACAAGCGATTTAAGGAATATATTGATTTGCTAGAGAACGGCGACTCAGGATGTATATCCTTTGAAATGCCTCATCACACCGAAGACAAATGGACAATTAAAGAGATCTTTGAGTATCTCAATATACACAAGGACAGTCGCGATATTAGGGAATCTGGGCAATTCATCGCAACTGTCCGGATGTTTAAAAAGAATACGAATAGTATGAACATCGTATCGGCGTGGTTAAACACATTACATCAAAATCCGCTTTTATTTACGGATCATTATAATAAAAATGAACAATGCGAGCGTTTTATAGACAACCGACACGACCAAAGCGTCCTCAGTGTTGTTTGTAAATTATATAAAACAATCGTATTGGAAGACGAGACATACTTTGAGGAAGGTTTCGGGAGCGAAAGGTCTATACGCTATCCTTTCTGGAAAACACTATTGCGATATTAGTCAATATCATAACCCAGTGTCTTATTTTTATACATATGCTCTACGACCTTATGAAGGTTTATAACATCATATAGCGAATTATGAGCATTCTCTACATCTGTTTTGAAATTATGCCTGTATATTTCATTTAGCGACGGATTCTTGTAATTACCATACGGATTTATGATTTTAAGGATCGGTTTCATATGCTTCATCGTACATAGCAACGTCTTCTTGTCTAATTCGTCAATAATATACTGAAGATTCCTGCGATGTAGTTCGGATTTAATCACACCGACATCAAACCCTACATTATGCGCTACAATATGCGTCACGTTCTTTAACAGTTCATAGAATATCTCAATCGCAACGATATCAAAATTAACGCCAACATTATCCGAAATATCATTAGTGATACCGTGAAATTCGCCATTCGTTATCTCAAACCCCTCGCGTTTAATAATATAATCTTTGACATCCAAGTAATTAAACTTGGTATCCGTGATTAGCATAGAAAACTGAACAATCCTCGCATTCGCATACTTTCCTACATCCTTGTAATAAGGATACTCTCCCCATCTCAAATTATGCGTATCAGGCAAACCCGATGTCTCCGTATCAATAAACAATGCCATCGCTATAAGTTATATGGTTATATTACTATATAGTATATCATATTTTTATATCTATAAGAATAAAAATAAAGAATATATATGAATAAAGTATAAAGAGATGCCACTCGCGAGTTCAGGGACAATCTCGTTATCACAAGTTCAAACAGAGTTTGGTGGCACAAACCCTATAAGTATGTCTGAGTATTACACAAACGCCGTAAGCGGTTTCACATCCGGTATCACTGGATTACCATCGTCAGGAACAACTGTTTCTTTATCGGTGTTCCGTGGCAAAGCGAAAACGCAATTACCAATACCGACTGAGATAGTTGTTGCCGGTACGACTTCAACTACAATAGGGACGAATGAGAGATACATACTCTTTCCTTATTCAGGTTCTGGAACTACCAAAGACTATACGTTTACGACAACTGAAGATCTTCTTTGTGATATTTTAATTGTTGGTGGTGGTGGCGGTGGTGGTAATTATGGTGGTGGCGGCGGAGGAGGAGATGTTATACAAAAATCAAACTTTTTACTAAGTTCAGGAACGTTTTCTATATCTGTAGGAACAGGCGGTGCTGGAGGTGTTAATCCCTATAATAAAGGTGCGAATGGAACAACATCCTCTATAACTTCATCTTTACCATCTTTAGGATTATTTGCTGCTGGTGGTGGTGGTGGTGGTGGATATAACCAAGCACCCGCTACAACTCCTACGGCAGGCAGTGTAGTAAGTTATAACTATTCAAGCGGTGGTGGAGGAGGCGGTGGCGCTGGAGGTCTAGCACCTAATAACGGAGAAACAGGTAATAGCGTTAGTGGAAATGGAGGTTCTAGCGGAAGTCAAAGCAAAGGTGGAGGTGGTGGTGGTGCTTCTGGAAACGGAACAAGCGCTACAGCATCAGGAGCAGGAAATGGAGGTTCCGGAGTATCATCGTTAATATCAGGCACCGCTACAAATTATGGAGGTGGAGGAGGAGGTGGCACTTGGTCCGGGGGAACATTTGGAATTGGCGTAGATGGAGGAGGAAATGGCGCGGTTGAAGGTTCTGGTGTTAATCCTGTTCCTGGAACAAGAGGTGGTGGCGGTGGCGGGGGTGGGGGTAGTACGAATACAGGAGGTGTTATAAATATGAATGGTGCGAATGGAGGTTCGGGTGTTGTAATAATAAGATATAGGAGATCGCCCACACCGACTGAGATAGTTGTTGTTGGTACGACATCCACTACAATAGGGAATGAGAGATGCATAGTATTTCCTTATTCAGGTTCAGGAACAACGAAAGACTATACTTTTACTACAACCCAAAATCTTATTTGCGATGTATTAGTAGTTGGTGGAGGCGGTGGAGGAGGGAATGATAGAGGTGGTGGTGGTGGTGGTGGTGGATTAGTATTTAAAACTGGAATAGCACTGAATGCTACTTCTATAAATGTATCAGTCGGAAGAGGTGGATTTGCGAGTGTAAATGACACAACAACTGGTGGTAATGGTGTGCAATCTTCCTATGGTACTATAATCGCATTAGGAGGTGGTGGTGGTGGAAGTGAGCAAACAAACGCAAATAATGGTGGGTCAGGTGGAGGATCTGCCTATAATTATAGTTATTCGCATTTTGGAACTGGAGACCAACCTACAAGTGCGTCTGGTGGATATGGTAATCGTGGTGGTGATGCACGAGATTTATCACAATCAACTACAAATAGAGGGTGTGGTGGAGGTGGTGGCGCTGGAACTAGAGGTTTAGAAGCAACATCATTAGTTGGCGGTGCTGGAGGTGATGGTTTAGCAGGTGTAGGAAGTATTGATTTTAAAACTTATTTCAATTTACCAATTAATAATACAATAGGTCAATATATTTCTCAAGAGGACAAAGTATATTTTGCGGGTGGAGGAGGAGGAGGTGATTGCGTTGATGGAACATCTTACCCTTCTATTCACGGGTTAGGAGGTAAAGGGGGCGGTGCGAATGGAACAACAACTGCGAATACAAGAGGAACCGTATTCGCAAATAGTGGTGGTGGGGGCGGTGGTGGAACCCTTAATTTACCAATAGGTTCAGACGGCGGTTCAGGTGTTGTAATAATAAAATATAGATTAGCACCACACCCATATCTTTTGAATAATTATGCGCCACAAACAACCGGTGTAGCGGTGCCATACAGCGACCTTTGTACTACAGTTGTAACATCTACCGGACAATCAGCGTATGACAATCTGCCAGTTGTTACTTATGGTGGATACAACTGGTTATTACAGCATAATTTCGGGACAACGGGAAGATGGAATGGACTTCAATTACGAAATTTTACAACAGGACTCACAATCTTTTCAAACGCACAATTAACTTCGCAAAATTACACTAGTCTTCCTTCAACAACTTCACAAATTTATACAGATTGGGCTCCTGGGTGGTCATACGGATCCGCATACGGTATTGGTGGGTTTAACAATACTACGAATAACGGACCAAATAATATATATCGGGATTACAATACATTATTTCAACCCTATTTTACATCTTTAGGATATTCGTCAATGACAAACCCAGGAACATCAAGTTCTATGATAATGTATATACCTTCGTGGACAAAACAAGTATGTTTGGTAGCTGCCGATTTATTCAGGAATGATAATGCTTCCAGTAATACACGCAAAAATAGTTATTGGTGGAGTGCGAATGGAACATCTTGGACAAACCTTGGTGTTGCTTCGTGGAGAGGTTCTATAAACGGCGATCAATATGGTAGTAATATCTCACAAGATCCATCGTCAAACGCAGATATGATGGTGTTTAATGTTTCAACCGCGGGATATTTGCTTATCTTAGAGAGTGGAAATACTATCACGTCTATTGCCTTTGTGTTATTAAAACCATAAAAATAAAAATGGATATATATATATACGATAGGTGCGGACAATGGAAGAAATAATAATACATATGGTGCGAGACCTGTTAGCAGGAATTGCTGTCGTTTAAGAATAACGCTAATGTTCAAATTTATTATTCCAGGTGATGTATCAAGTATTTAAGTAATACTTTACTTTATTAATGTATTAATAATTAATAACATAAAAATAAATGAAGCACTATTGGATTAATATGGATCGTTCCGTAGATAGACGGAGGCATATGGAATCGCAGTTTTTTGAGCATAGCATAGAGAACTATCGTATTTCCGCAGAAACACCCGAAACCATCAAGGCGGGTGACTATACGATCGTTCGCAACGAGGAGTCAATCCCTTCAACTACACCCGAAGAGATCAGTTGTATATTGTCGCATTTAAAAGCAATACAGCAGGGTTACGATGATGGAGATCAGTATTTTTGCGTATTGGAAGACGACATATCGTTTATCAATATTGATTTCGACAAAATATTAAACTACGCTGAAATTGCTCAAAATAAAAATAAAGAAAATGTTGAAATCCTACAACTCTATACAAGCAGTCATCCTGTCGTCATCCAGTTATACAACGAACACTTTTTAAAGAGCGGCGACGTTATCATCAAGAGAACCGAGTCTTATCCTGGTGCCGTCTACTATCTACTTTCAAGAATCGCTGCGCACAAAATCTTAGATGCATATGTGATGTCCAAGAATAAATACGACCTATCTTATTCATCTTGGACCGCAGCGGATAATATAATATATGCCCCTGTGAATTCATATGTCATAACATATCCTGTTGCGATCACAGATATAGCGTTTGGTAGCACGCTACACCCGGAGCATCTACCGAATCACGAACAATGTAATAATATTATCCGACATATTTGGTCTGTAAATGACCAACGTACGATGTTCGCTAGACAGACTGTGAACGCTTAAATTCTCGTATGGCGATCGCCGAGCGTTCCTTATGATCCACTATTTTTTCTGTCACGGGTTCGGTTTCAAATGCCGGAATCCATGTTCGTATATACTCGTAATCCTTGTCATATCGTTTTATCTGTAGTTCCGGGTTAAAGATGCGAAAATAAGGTTGCGAATCTGTGCCTGTGCTTGCCGACCACTGCCACCCCCCATTATTACTCGCAGGATCATAATCCACCAACTTTGTCGCAAAGTATTTCTCACCCCATCTCCAGTCAATAAGAAGATCCTTTGTTAAAAACATCGCAGTAATCATACGTAACCGATTGTGCATCCATCCCGTCTTGTTGAGTTGCGCCATCCCCGCATCTACCAACACATATCCCGTCTCGCCACGGCACCACCTTTTAAACCAATCTTTGTTATTCGTCCATTTCACATTGTCATACTGTTCCTTAAATGCGTTTCCTAATACGTGTGGAAAATAATATAGGATGTTCGCGTAAAACTCGCGCCATAGAAGCTCCCTTTGTAATTCTTTTACATTCTTATAATTATAATAGACCTCTCGTATGCTGACGCAACCGAACTTAATGTAGGCACTGAGTTTCGTCGTCTTATCTAGTGCCGGATAATCGCGGGTCGTCGCGTAATCCGTCATAATCTTTTTGAATCGCAAAAGTGCCTTCTCGCGCCCGCCACGAACCGCGATATCATCATTCGTCTCGTAATATTTATGCTTGTCAAACCCTTTGATATGCTTTATGACGCTCATACTCTCGATACCCGAAACGTTAACGCACGCCTTCACTTTGATTGACAATGATTTTTTATAGAATGGGGTAAAGACCTTGTAGGGTTCGTCTTTGTTGTTTCGTATCGCCCCCATAGGATACAGTGTGTAGTCTTCTTCGGTAATTATACGGATACCATTGTCTTCCGCCCACTCCACAAGGATACGATCGCGTTTTATAGCGAATGGCGAGTAATCTTTGTTATATGCGATTGTTTTAACTTTGTATTTTTTGGATAACTCGGCGAATACGGCGATATCAGCACCGTTCTTGCCGTTGCTTTCATAATAATTTACGTGGATATGTTTGTCCAAGTCGTCCAGACTTTCAATCATAAACTGGACACAATTATTACTAAAATACGGGTTGTTCTTCGCGTATATTTGCGTAGGGTTGAATATAAACATTGGGAAGATTCCTTTGTTCCCGCATTCGGATATCAAGCGATTTAACGCCAAGTTATCGTGAATGCGAAAGTCTCTACGAAACAGAAAGACGTGTATCTCCATTGTATATATCTTAGATTAATTTTTTGAGTCATTTTTTTTATTAGTATTAAATAGATATATAAATGGATGTAAATAAACAATTAGAAGAATTAAGAACATTCTTTATAACACATAAAGAGCTGGATGCGTTGTTAGAAAAACGCATCAAATTAGAAATCGCATTATCTGATCTTTCCCTAAGTATCACTCATCTTAGTCTCGAACCAAACGCTATGGTAAAATGTAATTATTATGATAATTACGATGACATAGGAATTGATGGTCAATTAGTAAAAGGAAATTTAAAATTACCCGATGTTGAAAATAAATTTAATATACATATCGGTTTTTGCGAAAGATTAATTGAAGAAATTAAAGCAAGAATAAGCGAAGAAGATATAAATATAAATAAAATAAGGGTAGACATTGCAGGTTATGAAAAAAGTTTAAACGAACTATATAAACTTATTAGCAGTATAGACGATCCCAATTCTTTAACCAGTTATGTACCTTTTATAAGCAGAGATAGCAACACTGAAAAAAAACAGAAAAGGGATCTGTTAAATTATTTGAAAAAATTAGAATATTTAGTTGAGACTACTTGTAAATACAAACTAATAAATACTACACCAATACCTAACCCTCACCTCGAAGTAGCCAAAGGAGGTTGCTCTTATAAGAAGACAAATAAGAAGAATATATTAGAGAAAGAAAGATGTATCTACAAGATAACAGGAGACCGCAAGGAATACATAAAATATAAAGGGAACTTCATAGCAGTAAGGGATTATAAGAAATTAATGAAGTCTCGGTAATCTCGTTCTTCATATTGTGTATATCAAGGGTGGAATTGAAAAGACGTGTATCTCTGTCATCATTTCTATATTTACATAGTAGATATAATATCAATGTCATTTTTTATGCGAACAAAATAAAAAAGAAATATAAGCAAATAACGACTTCGTATAAATATATTATACAAAATGGATATGATTAAACGGTATGTTGAATTATGTGGCGACAATGTCATATACAGTGCTGTCGGGTTAGTTTGTGGTTGCGTCGGATCATATTATAATGTCATCGCAAACGAGCAAATGACCCGAATGATGCTCGGTGACTTTACGAATCAGCGACTTTCTTTATTATTTACTACGAATTTTATTGCGATGATCGCTATATCGTTGAGAGGTGGGCTATTTGTATATTCGCAAAAATCAACGAACCACCAACTGAGGTGTATCATCTACCGGAAACTTTTACACCAACCCTTGAAGTTTTACGAAACAGAACCCGTCCAATCGCTACTGGAACGGGTGAATAATGATGCGCGAATTGTGTCGGATATTATATCATTGAATATCAATGTATTCTCGCGTTCCCTCATAGAGGTTATCATAACCTTTTGGTTATTAACAAAAATATCTTGGAAACTAACGATTGTCGCAATCATTTTAATTCCAGTCCATTATTTCATATCCGAGGGTTACAAGAAGATACAAAAAAATATAATGGTGAATTACGAGGAACGAAACAAAGAGCTGAATACATATACGCACGAAACGATCTCGCATATCTCCGTTATGAAAACCTACGCAAATGAACGACGATCGGAAGATACATACAACTCGCTTGCGAAAAAAGTAGCGGATTATAATCACAAGGAGTGCCTCTTATATGGAAGCAATCTCTTGGTGGTTTGTAATATTCCGACGATAACCACAATTATTATTATATTATTCGCAAATTACTTAGAAACCGTAGAAGGACTTGCTATTTTTATTCTTCATAATCAGGGTTTATATTCCACCATCAAAACCCTTTTTGATATGAAAAACGAATTCATAAAATGTAAAGAACCCTATTCGCGTATTACGTCTCTATTGGATAACCCCGAATATACAAAGGGATATTACGTGCCTCGTGATAATACAATACATGGTGACATCGCGTTTCATTCCTTGTCCTTTAAGTATGAAAAGGCAGACGCACCGATAATAACCGATTTTAACTTCCAGATAAATCGCGGAGATAAAATCGCAATTATAGGCGCATCTGGATGTGGCAAAAGTACCCTTTCAAAATTACTGATGAATATATTAGCGCCGACAGGAGGTTCTATTACGATAGACAATGTGAATCTATGTGACTATGATAGCGAATGGTTGAAAAAACATATCGGGTATGTTGCGCAAGACAGCGTGCTATTCACAGATACGATCGCCAACAATATTTCGTATGGATTAGGTGGTGACTGTAGCGAGGAAGACATCATAGAAGCCGCGAAAAACGCGAACGCCCACGAGTTTATTTCAAAACTACCAAACGCATACCAAACGTTGCTTGAAGGAACCGAGTTAAGTTCGCTTTCAGGGGGGCAAAGGCAACGCATCTCAATTGCGAGAGCATTGCTGCGAAAACCGCAAATCCTAATATTTGACGAGGCGACATCGGCACTGGATCCCTATTGTGAAGAACTCGTTCAACAGACCATTAGGGAATGCTTTGTGAAACAAAATAGCACAATGATAATCATTGCGCATCGCCGGTCGGCATTAGAGATCGCTGACAAAATCTATGAATTAAAGGATTCGCACCTTCTTTTGATGGAACGATAGAGTAAAACTCCCTTATATGCTAAGTAACTAAGTAATATAAAATATATATATAATAGATGAATAATATAACGGTTATAAACAGTGTTCGTGGTAATCACTTGGAACACGCCATTACAGTATCGTCAAATAAGACAGATCGCGCGGATATGCAAATCAATAACGCATTGGATATCTTGCGTAAATCAATGACAATCAAAGAATACCTACGAAATGAAGACAATGTATTCTTTCATTTACAAAAGTTGAACAAGGTATTTGTGAAAGGATTCATATACCGTATGACGCAAGGACTCTATGTATTTACAAAGTATCAGCAAAATAAAAAGAAGCGGGCGAATATTATATTTTATGCCCCGCAATTAAACAACGCGGACATTGACAAACTGATGAGTATCCTTTATTATTCAAATATGTCGCGCGATATTATCAATGAACCTTCCAATATTTTTACACCTGATCGGTTGGCAGAGTATGCTTGTCGGTTGTTTCGTAACGCGCACAATGTAAAAATAAACAATTATAATCACGCGGATATTAAGCGAATGGGTTTGCGTCTTATTGATGCTGTTGGTGGGTCGTCGCGAAATAAACCGCGGTTTGTGGTGCTTGACTACAAACCGCCGAAATATAAGAAAACAATCTGTCTCGTTGGCAAAGGTGTAACCATAGATACTGGCGGGTATTCTATGAAAAGCGATAAAGCGATGGAACAAATGTATATGGACAAGGAAGGTGCGTCGCTATCATTCGGATTGTTTAAATACTTGGTGGATAGCAAAAGCAAACATCGCGTCGTTTGCCTATGTCCCTTAGTTGAGAATATAGTCGCGGATATCTCAATGAAACCGAATGATGTCATAAAGGCGTATAATGGAACGACAGTGGAGATTGTGAATACAGATGCGGAAGGCAGATTGATACTTGCGGATGCGCTTGCGTTTGCTTGTAAAAACTACGAACCGGACTATTTATTTGATTATGCGACGTTAACGGGATGGTCGGAGCGATTACACTGTCATACGAGTTTCACCTATTTTACATTAAATGACAAATTAGCAAAGGATATTGAAGGATATACGAATGAATATGCTGAAAAATGTATGCGGTTGCCTCCGTGGGTAGATTATATCTACTATATTCAATCCAGTATCGCGGATGTCAAAAACTCAGGATATAAATGTAATAGCGGGGGTTTAATGGCATCCTTGTTTTTAATGAATTTTATTCCTGCGAAATATAGAAAGAACTGGATACATTTTGACGTTCGTCTGTCGACCTATAATAACACGGTGAATATCGCGGACGGATTCGCTACTTATCTGGAGATCATAAAGGGGGTATCATAAGATATTCTTAGTGTATCCTTAGGGGGTATCCTTAGTATTGTATGCGATGCTCGTCGCATCTGCCGACTTTTTAGGGATATGCGATAGGAATAAGCGCATCATTTATGGTATCATAATAAAAATACAAATCATTTTATTTATAAACTTCCTTACATAAACCTCCTATTACCTTTATGATTATAAGAATATACCTTATATATACTTATATACTTAAAAAGTCGGCAGGTGCGTTGAGCACCCCAAGTATTACTAAGTTATATTTAGAGATTATAAAGGAATATAAACTTTCATAAAAATAAATTATCAAACATAGAATATCTCAAGACTCATATGTTATTTATTTTTTGTTATTTATCTTTTTATTAAATTTCGCAAGACTCATATATTCGCCTTTGACCTTCACATATTCGCCTCCTCGCTTTCCCACATAGATCACCATCTTTCGTTTGCCATATAGAAAGCGTTTTATAGATTTTGTATATATCTTTCTTTTACCGCGACCGCCTTTATAAGGTAATAAAATGGTTTCTATGTCTGTATTTGGTTTTATGTCTTTATTGGTTTCTACTAATGTAAATAAAAACATTCCATAATACTTTTTTTCCTTCACCTTTTCCGCTTCCTTTCCCTTCACCTTTTCCGCTTCCTTTCCCTTCACCTTTTCCTCTTCCTTTTCCTTTTCCTCTTCATTCACCTTCACCTTCACCTTCACCTTTTCCTCTTCCTTTTCCTTTTCCTTTTCCTCTTCATTCACCTTCACCTTCACCTTCACCTTTTCTTTCCCCTCTTCCTTTATATCAACTGTAAAAAGAGTGCTTGTATATTTTGTTGTAATTATATTGTCTTTCTTATCTGTTGTAATTATATTGTATGTCACATCTACTATACTATTTTCGCAATATGAGTCTAATGTTACTTCATTATAATTAATATCTATAGGAGGGTCTTTTATTTTCTTTCTACTTTCATTTTCATTAATTATATCGTGCTCCTTTTCTGAAGCAGTTTTTCCAAATAACATATCCGAATCCTTCGTCATTTTCAGATACACATAGGAATCTTTATTTGATGCGTCATTATCTTCCGCTTTAGAAATATCTAAATCAATATGATAAGATTTGATTTCATTTTCTTCTTTTTTGCTAATATAAGGTAATGCTCCCGAAGGTTGATGACCGAAAATATTATATACTTTTTTGGTTAATGTACCTTCTTTTATAAATTTATTTAAACTTAAATTTTTTTTATCTTTAACTTCTTCTATGGTTTTTCGAGAAACAATAGGGGAAGCATATGCTGAATATTCTGTATCTCCTATTTGTAATATATCACAATTTGCGGACATCGCAACATATTTTTTATATTCATCATCTTTTACAGTATTAGTAATTATATTTTGTATAAAAAGAGTAAAACTACGATTTAAATTATCAATATTATCAATATTATAATAATGCGATAATGTTAATTTTATAATTGGGTTATATGTTGCTATACCATTTTTTATTGTATAATCTTGCGTAGGAGAAGGGACTTTACCGATTTCAATAGGTATATAGAAAGAACCTTTCGATTCGCCTACTGCTTCTTTATATGGTATTCCTGCGTGAGACACGAAACATAACTTATCACCTATTATGATTGATGCCATAATATGGCATTGTTCTAGATATTTTATATACAACCCATTATATGGTTCTAATATAACGGGCAATACATCCACCCCCCATATTTTACCCATTACCATATTCATCATCGCTATAAATATCAGTAATGTATCATTATCATCTAATTCATTGCCTATTCCAAATAAATATTTAAACTCTTCTTTAAAGTCTTTAACCTGATTTGGAGATCCTAATGTATTCAAATACATATTTTCAATTCTTGATAGATCATCTTGATATTTTTCTTCAAAATTACTATCATCTGTATTGGGGGTGATAAGATTCTTAAGTATACCAGGGATATTTATAATTGTTGCTATATCCTTTCTATTGTTTGTAAATAGATGAGGTGTATCTTTTAATTTAGATATTATATCTTTTAATTCAGATATTATCCCTGCTATATTAATGTCTTTCTTCTTCGCATTATTGAAAATATTATCTTCAATCGCTTTTATATGACATTCGCGATACATACGGATTTTATTGGTATCTCTATTACCACAAAGAAGTATAACACGTCCCTCATTTACTTTTTTCTCATTTACTTTTTTCTCTTTTAATGCTAACATTCTTCTAAGGTTGCGAATACTATATTCTCCGCGATCAATTAAGTCGCCAGTAAAAACAATTACCTTCTTTCCAAGTGATTTAGGTTTTTCAATAATACCTGTTTCATCCATCTCAAATATTTTTTCTTCATTTTGCACAGTCGTAGTTTCAAACATTAACTCTTTTATTCCATCGGGCATATTACCTTCAAGATCTGAAAAAAAATATATTTCATCATTATCATTTGTAAATTCATAAATTCCACCAATAGCACCACCTCGCATATTTTTGCCTTTACTTTTTCCTTTTTTACCTTTATTTAGAACAACCATTTATTATATACCTATATTATAATATGAATAAAATATAAAAAAAATAGATAAAATCACATATAGAGTATATAAATTTCAAGGATAATTTTACTTCTTCTTCTTTGCCTTCACATCAGACAGTTTTACGTCAGGCGGTTTCACTTCTTCAATCTCTGTGTCAAGCACTTTTACGTCAGGTGCTTTCTCTTCCTCCTTCACTGGTTCCTTCTCATCTTCTCTTTTTTCTTCCTTCGCTGGTTTCGCATTATCGCCATTTTGCGACGCCTTCCACATCTTAGCAACTAACGATAATACTTCTGTTCCTGTCAGGTCTTTGTTTTGCTCCTTCACTGATTTACTATTGTCTTTTACATATCGCTGATATGCGGTAAGTTCTCTCTTGGGTTTATCAGTCTCTGTAATATTCTTCATCACATCCTTGAAATAAGTTTCAACCTCTTTTTTAGTATTCAAAGTATCGGGCATATTTGCCATATTCTCCTTGATTTGAATCGCGATAGTTGTCATCTTATATTTGGTATTAAACACTAAATACTACACCAGACATCATCAATTTTTATGTTTTAATCGTGAAAAATATAAAAATATAAAATAATATACACACAACAAATAATATATAAGGGCGACAGTTTTATATTTATGAAATTTTCATCCGTGCAAACCCCTTTATGATGCTCTCAATGGGGTCGTCATTTGTATTATCGTCATTTCTATTTTCGTTGGCGCGTTGCTGCTGCTCTTTTACGAATAACTGATATTTTGTGAGAGTCTTCGTCGCCTCAACGGAAACTGTAGTGGAATACATCTTGCGATCGGTTGCTTGCGAGAGTTGGAAGTTGCGATAGGTTGCGAATTGTTCTTTGTTTGTCCTTGTTAATAATTTTAATTCACTAAGTCAATTTTTCATTTATATTTTGCAAATTAGAACAAATGTATTCTGTAAAATAAAATAAATAAAATATAAAAATACATACACATATACACTTATGTAAATCTTATTTAGAACTCTTCAGTATGCCCGTTCTTGTGGATCTTCCAGAGGTCATTAATCTTTTTTTGTGTTTTTACATAGTTTAGGTCAGGAAATTGTTCTTTAATCTTGATACCCATCTCCTTCTTGAAGATGATATATTCTGTTGGAGGTTTTTTAACTTCGTTACCATCTTCATCCAACTCCTTTTCTTTTTTGGACTTCTTGGGTTTCTCTACCTTCTCTTCCCCATTACTATCAGTATCCTCGTCTTCTTTTTTGGGTTTTTTAGTAACCCTCTTCTTGGGTTTCTCGGGTTTCTCTTCCTCATTACTATCAGTATCCTCGTCTTCTTTTTTGGGTTTTTTAGTAACCCTCTTCTTGGGTTTCTCGGGTTTCTCTTCCTCATTACTATCAGTATCCTCGTCTTCTTTTTTGGGTTTTTTAGCAACCCTCTTCTCGGGTTTCTCTACCTTCTCTTCCTCATTACTATCAGTATCCTCGTCTTCTTTTTTGGGTTTTTTAGCAACCCTCTTCTTGGGTTTCTCGGGTTTATTTGCCTTCTCTTCCTCTTTTTTCTTCATTACGATTTCCTTCATCGCAATCTTGAAATACTCCTCAATTTCCTTTTTGGTATTGAGGGAATCGGGCATATTCGCCATTGCTTCCTTGATGAGAACTGCCATCGTAGGAGCAATTAAAACAGTGGATACAGCGGACATCCTTCTGAGTTCGGTTGCGGGGTTTGCTTTGCGTTCGTTTGCGTTCGGTCGGGGTTTGCTTTGCGTTCGTTTGCGTCTGCTTCTTGTGTTTGTCTCTGTTCTAATTTTCAGAGCGCTCAGTCATTTTTTGACATAGTCTTTGGAAATTAGAGCATATTTATCCCATAAAATATAAAAATACATACATATACGAATATACTACTCTATTTACCATAGAGGCAGTTCCCACCTATTAAACATACTTGGATATAAAACTGTAGAATTGTCATCTGTGGTTTCGTTAGCGATTGGTTCTGGTTCTACTACTGGAGCATTCGCAGCGGCATTCGCAGCAATCGTTTTACTACGTGTCATCATCTTTGTTTGTTTGGTAAAATAAAACCAAACACACGGTATAATCAATTTTTACAAAAAATGATAAAAGTAAATAAATACGCTCACAAAATGTATATTGGTGTTCATATCAATCGCGAGAAAACCATCCTGAAGACTATGGAGACTGTCGCAAAAAACGGAGGAAATTGCCTACAACTATTCGTGTCAAATCCACGGAGTATGTCACTCGTTTCCATTGATAATTACCTGAATGTCGCCGATGATATAAGGAAATATTCAGCAAAACATAATTTCGCGACAATTATACACGCGTCCTATACTATCAATCTTGCACGCGATTTCAAAAACGGCAAGCGGACAGTCCCGATACACGAATGCCCTTGGATACAATTGCTACTACACGAACTCTATATTTCGCATCTTCTAGGTTCTGCTGGGGTTGTGGTTCATATTGGAAAACATACCACGCAATCCTGTGAACAAGGTCTTGAAAATATGAGGATCTCCCTTGAATATATCATAGACGTTTTACATCAAAAGGAATTCACAGCAAAGATACTCCTTGAAACACCAGCAGGACAGGGAACAGAATTATTGACAGACATAGGCGGCTTTCTCACATTCTATAATCAGTTCTCCACAGAACAACGAAAATATCTAGGCATTTGCGTAGATACCGCGCACATTTGGGCTGCAGGGTATGAATTACTTGACGCATATAATATGTTCGCCGTCGCAAATGCCAATGATGTAATCGCTATACACCTGAACAATAGCAAAGTCGCGAAAGGTGACAGAGTAGATCGGCACGCTACACTATTTGACCCCACGGGAACAATTCCTCATAATTCATTGAAGGCGTTTATAGAATTATGGAAAGAAAAAAAGATACCCTTAGTGATCTTAGAGACACCTTCCGCAAAATACGCCGACGAGTTAGCATATTTTATGCCAACCCTCGGGAAATAAATCGTCCGTGATCGTTCCCTTATAATCCGGTCCGAGCCACTTGCTAGGGTAGCAGATGACTGGGGTTAGTGCGGAAGACAGGTATGCACCGAACCACGACAACGTGCTATTGCCAATGATGTAATGTTTTGACGATGTCATTATTAATAACTGGCACCAATCGGGAATATCGTCGTTTACCTTTTTATATCTTAAATTCTTTTCGTTCCCGTGTCCATAGAATTCTTTGAGCGCATCATTGATTTCCAAGTTATATTTGTCTACAACCGCTGTGTCATTTGCTTCGCAGAAATACAAGATTTCATAATCATATATATCTACGCCATTGCGAACGAGCGTTTTAAATGCTTCAATGTAATATTCAGGTTTCTGAACCGGATGCAAGGACTGTAAATTAAAATAGTCGCCCATACGATAATGAACTGTGATCGTTTTATCGGTCGTATATTCGGGATACTTTGTCAATACCTTATTGATATGCTCGTCTAACCCTAAGATCCTTCTTATCTTGTTGATGTTGTGTTCAAAATATTTAGGACTTTGAAAGTATCCATCGAGTAGGATATCGCTAACGTCGCTATCATCCGCATACACAGGAATCTTCTTATAATGAAAGTGTGGTTCAGTGTATTTTTCAGTTATGTCTATCTTGTCGGATACTTTGTGGCGAATATTGCTAAACAAGGTGTCCCAGTAATATTTGCGATACCCGTTGTCGTTCGTCGTATATAAAATGTAATTCTGGGTGTGATCTATATAATATGATATAGCAGTGAAGATTTTAAAGAGTTGATTGCCGATCCCGTTATTCACTATAATTCCTATATTGTTCATTATTTGTATTTATATATATTGAATTGTATTTATATATAAAAAATAATTCCTTATAATAAATAATGTTTAATATTATTTTTGGAATTATAGTATTGAAGTTCTTTTGCGAATACATTGATAGTTTGATGGTTGGACTTCTATCATAGTCGCAACGTATTACTGATACGTTTTCTAAATTTATTTACCATATAGAGAAGAACCTTCTGCACGGATTCGCCAACAATCTCTTTTTTTATTTTTACAATTAAATAGGATATTTCGTTCTCAATCACCTTTTTTTTTTTCTCTTTCAAGACTCTACGCCAGAATCGTTGTATCGTTAGAATAGAATGAAGGAATCGCCTGGAAGACTTCGGGGAAGACGATGTATGCTGATAGTGCTGAACAGGTGATATATAGAATATAGAAAAACGATTGTAAAATATGGCAAACAGCAAACTTTTGGAAGATGTATTTATATGATTATTATGATTATAATTATTCAGTAATGGAATCGCATTGTCAATTCCATAATTATATACATAAAGTTCCACCGCAGACGCGGTCATCGCATTAATATATGCGACAATATGTTGTTCAAGACAACCCTTTAACGTCTTGTAATCTTCACCTGTGATATGCTCAATGTTGTTATATATCCTGTAAATATGTGTTTCTATTATTTGTCGTCCCGCAAAATCTTTGGACGACAAAGATATATCGTCGTCTATCAATTGAATATTCCACATTTCATTTGAATACTATTATTACTATACAAAAAATCATTTTTTTATACTTTTACGCGCTGAAAAAGATAAGTGGTTCGCAATATAAAAAAGATCCTAATATTATTTTACAAAGAAGGAATACGAAGGAATACGAATATTTTTACATCATTTTTTAATCACCATTTAAGAGGGTTCTCAATCTTTCCAGATGTGTAAATCTTAAATGTGTTTTTGAACGAGATACTAAATGCCACAATTCAGCTTCTCCTGTTGCCCTCAATATTTTTAATGCTTCTGGACAAGCATTATATTTAGATAATGCTGCTTCATACTGAACATCGTCTACGATCTCCTCCCATTTTGCCAACATTTTTTTTTCAAGTTTTATCATATTTCTATTCTTACGCGCTACACGAGCATCTCCTTTTCCTATCTCATCTCCACTTTCTAATGTGAATAAATATGCTTTTTCAGAACATACAAGTCCTAACCTTTGAGATTGATACACGTGTTCTATCGTGTTATATGTAAACCCTTTATATGTAAATGGACAGAAATGAAAGTTTGATAGCACCTTCCTCCAATCTTTTATCTTTTTCAATTCTTCATATGCCTTTTCATCTTTCGCAAATTCATGCACACCTTCTCCAGGAGGGGCATCCTTTGACCTTGAGTGGAAATACACCTTGTCAGCAGACATTACGTGTTGTCATCTATCTTTTATTACAAAGTCAATTTTTACACCTTTGGACATTTAAAATGCCGATTTAACAGCAAACAAAATATCCAAAAGTAGTAAAAATTTGGTTATTACATAGCGTGGACTATGTATGAATTCTCGTAAATATGTCGGGTCTTCTTCC